GTTTGCACTAATCCATTCCTCTAGCACTTCTTTACCTATATCGGTGCTTGTACCAATACCTGAGCCCCTACGCCCACTAGGCTGTCTAGCTGACATACTTGACACAGAGAGTGGAAGGAGCTGTCCTCCCATAATCTTTGTGGCATTTTCAATATAGTTGAAGGGAGGTAACCCTGATTTAGGGTATCCCTTTAACATATATGTAGCCGCATAGAACCTATCTTGCTTTGACTTCTCCCTTAGCGTATCAGCACTTACTGATACAGAAAAGCCATTTCGTGTGCGTTTTATCTGGGTACTCTCTCTAAGAGCTCCAGTGGCTCTGGATACCTCTGCCCTAGACTCAAGAGCAACATTATACACAACTTCTGCAAACTCCCTTAGGAGCTCATCACCTGTGATTTTAGAAATGTCAGTCATGGTCTACGGCAATAATCCCTTGCATTTGTTTAACATAAGGCTTGCACTCAAAGAGTAGTTGCTCATGCTCACGTCCTGCTAGTCGCTGTACCGTCAATTTAACGTCCCAGCAACCGGGTAGTACCTCATAAGTCTTGATACCAACAACCTTCCAGAAGACAACACCAGCGTCCTCAGGGCAGTTATTATAATTACACCGAACACTCACACGCTGGATAACATAATAGCCATGCTTTATGTCAAAGTCACAGGTGTGTAGCTGGTTGTGAAGTGAAAAATAGAAAGTGGCTAGTGTGGAGGAAGTTTCTAGTTTGTGAGTTGTTTCTACATCTTCAAACCGACCTACTGGCATGTAATCTACACACTTAAGATGTTCAACCTCTTCAAACACACAGGTATCTATCTTACGGCTGTTTTCATCATACCGTGATACCTTGCCTCCTTGCTTAATTACTATTACTTCTTTATTATTCTTGGGAAGCCCCATCATTTACCTCCTCAAAGGAAGGCTTAACAGCTCCGTCCTTGTCTCTATGTTTCAGGTTAAGCAGATAGCGTCCTTGAATATCATCAGCCACTTCTTGAGCTTCTCCCTTTCTAAAGACGAACAATCGTCCTTCATAGTACATACGGTATTCTGTTTTATAGACCTCATTAGATGAATGAGTAGTAGAAGTTCCACAACGAGAACAGCCATAACTTCTAGCCTCTCTTGTGTACTCCCCTAGATACCTTACTTTCATGCTTTCTTGCCTTTCCTACTGCAATAAATACGCTTGTGTTCTCATACTGACACAGGGACAGCATGCTCAAACTTTGTAGTGCCCAACGATTGATTAACTTAGTGTAAATGTACTCAAGACTTGCTGTGTCAACGTCCCATGTCCTAATCAGGTAGTCCACGGATTTACTCTTAAGCACAGAGCCTACAGCCAACCGGTCCATCTTAGAACAATCGTCCAAGCTTCCACAGTTGTTCTGATAAGCAATGAATACTTGCAAGAAGTGACACATAGCCTCATAAACACACAGAGGTAATGTTTCAGCTGTGTAACCAGCCTCATACCGTGCTACAAGCTTGTAGGTAGTCTCACATTGGCATGAGGTATCACATTGACAACAAGGGTTGATTTGTTCGGTCATATCAATGAGAATAGTCTCATCAATACTATCCCAACTCCACTTAGTTCTGTCAAGCTCAATTACTTCACGAGAAAGCCCTTGCCTCTTGTGTAAAAACAGCTTTACTGTGCTAGGGTCAAAACCTTTAAAATAATAAGGCTTAAATTCAAATATAGCCTTACATTCACAGATTTCATAGTTCCCAAGCTCAATGATTTCCTCACGAGCTGTCTTTAGTATGGTTGCACAGGTTTTATCAACCCAACAGAACATTTGGGCAAGAACCCGAAGGAACTTACCCACATATTCCTGAATGTCTGCACCATCATTGCAGTCGAAGCATTGGCAATGTTTCTTTAGCTCCTCAGTGACCTTTACAAGCTCAATTTGAAGCTCTTTGTTATCAGCCATTGCCAACCTCCTTTAATTAAGCCTCAGCCTTGATAGTAGCCATTGGGAACGGATTAAGACCTGTAAGCAGGCCTTGGATACGTTCAAATACAACAGCAGGGCATTGTTGGTCAAGTGGAATGTTAGCAATCAACAAGTGTGATACTGGAGAATTGGTATATACCAAACCGAAGTTTTCATACTTGTCACAGATTACTTCACAGCCTGCTTGAGTATCATCTTCTGATGTCACAGTGCGGATAGAGTCTTGAGGTACGAACAAGTCGTGTTGTGTCAAGGCTTCCACACGGTTCAAATCAAGGACATAAGCTTCACCAGTCATGCTGACTTCATTGTCATAAGGCATGTGATAAGAAGTACCAAACTTGATACCACGGAATGTCACAGTGTCGCCTGAGATAGCCCAGCCTTCTGGTAGTTGAGCGTCCTTGCCCGGTTTGATTTCTGATTTAATTCCACGCAAAGTCAATGGGTGAACATAAATCTTGTAGTTAGAATTTTGTGATTGGAGTACATCAAGGTAGCAAGCTACTTGACGGAAAGCACCAATTACAGAGCCAGCAGCGTCAATAGGAGTAATACCTGGATGGGTCATCATTTCAGCTACACCGTGGAATGGACGTAAGCCATTACCCTTGTAAGAGAGCAATCCTTGTACGATATGGCGTTGTACGATAAACGCAAATGTGTACCAAGCCATGAAAGCTTCTGCTTCTGCATAGCTCATTCCAAGCTTCTGGAACTTGTTAATCAAGTCACCTTGCTTGAAGTGTACTTTGTCCTTCATCATACGGTCAAGACGGTTTTCACAGTCCTTGAAACACAGGTAGCGAACAGGTGTAGCGTCACCAGTTGCTTTCATAGTGAATTTCTCAGTGAAGCAACAGCTATCACCAGTATCACCAGAGAAGTCTGGAGCTTCTGTACCCCATGTCAGGGACTCCATAATCCAATCGCCATTTTTAGCTCGACGCAAAGTACCAAGGTTAGCTTGCTCAAAGCGTTTAAGCAAGTCTGATACCAGCTCATCTTCCATACCTACTTCACGAAGGCTTGGCTGAGCTTTAGACCAGTCACGAGAGATACCGAATGGGATTTCTCCATCTTTGTGGAATGGTGCTTGTGGCTTAAAGTTAGCGCCTGCGTCACGTGCCATTGTTTCAAGGTTAGCAAGGGCTACTTTAGAATTATCATAAAGGTAGTCAATCGCTTCTTTCAAAACAATGTCAAAATTTGTAACCTTTTCCATTAGTTATTTTCCTCCAAAACGTTTACGCAGACCTGTAGACTGCTCTAATTTCTCTTCCTGCTCTTTAATCACAGGGGCTTCAACAGAAGCTCGGGATAGCAATGCTGAAAGTGTTTCCATACGCTCTTTAATAGCGCTCTGTGATTCAGCTTTCTCTTGCTCAAGTGCTTCCTTTTCAGCTTTAAGTTTTTCAACCTCAGCTTTAAGTGAGAGGATTTCTTTAGTAGCGTTTTCCAGCAATTCAGCTGTTTGCTTTTCCAAAGACTCTTCCTTCACTTCTACTTCTTGCTCAGCAACTTTATCTTCTTGCTCAGCTTCCTTAGCTTCAACTTCTTCTTTAACTTCCTCAGCTTTAGGTTCTTCTACAACTTCCTCTACCTTTTCTGGCACAGGAGTCTCTTCCTGAGATGTTCCATTGAAGTAAGCAAGGATTTTATCTAAAGTGTTTTCTTTATCCAACTCTAGCTCCTTCTCTTGTTTCAAATACACAGAGGGCTCATAGCCTCCGCTCTTTGCATTTCCGGGATTTCCTACAAATGAAAATCCTGTAATGTGTATATTATCAGTGATAGGCACAGGTTCGTCAGTAAACTGTGCATTATACTTGGTCAGTTTCGTGTACTCAGCGACTTCCTCAGGCTTAATATCCTTGAAAGTCCAGCTAAACTCAGATGAAATAGCAAAGGGCTCATCTTGAATGATAAGGTCCTTAATCTGGCTAAGCTCTGTGTTCACATGAGGTTTTACAAGTAAATCTGAGCGTCCTTTGTCGTCTGTGATAATTCTTAAGTCTTCCTTACGGAAGTAGCCTTGTCGCACAGGGAAGCTATTAGTATCTACATGTCCAACCGTTACATAACCTTCGTACTCTTCATCAATGCTGTCATACCACTTCTGTAGTGTTCCTTTAGCAAGATAAAGACGAATAGAACCATCAGGGAACAGGACAGAGCCCTCAGATAAGAGGGTCATGTATCCGTCCTCACCGTCATAGTTCTTATTCACAGAAAATGACTCTTTGTGCTTATCAGTCTTACTCAAGTTAATATAGCCATCAAGCAAATCCTTGTTCATGAGGTAGGTGTCTATCTCATTCTGGATTTTCTTGGCTATCTTAGAATAAACTGGCATTATTCAGTCACCTCAAATAGATGGTATTCAAGTTTACGAACTTTGTGACCCCCACAGCTTGCACAGTAGGCGTATTCATAAGAAACCCCATCTTTTTTAAGACCTGCTTCTGCCTCTGGCGTGTAAGGTAACTGCTCAGTAAGTCCTCTCAGGCTATCTACTAAAATCTCATCAGTAGTTTCATACCAGCCTTCATCATCTGCTTTACCAGATGGATAGAACTCAAACAATTTACGGTTACTTTGAATGTAGCCGTCCTTTGTGAAATTCACACGAACTACCAAGTCACGCTTCAAAAATCGTGAAACTCTAAACTTCATCTAACTCCTCTTCTTCCTCAGGAAGTGTCTCTACTGGAGCAGGCTCTGTCACAGCAGGAGTTTCCTCCACAGCTGGTGCTTCATAATGAACCTCTTCCACAGGGGCTTCTGGTTCTACAGCAGGCTTAGTCAGGTCGCTGTCAGAGATTGGTGTAATCTCTTCTACTTCCCAGCCGAACTGTTCAGCACGAATTTGAGCCAAATACTCGTCATAGGACATTCCTACTTCGATTGTCTCGTTCATTACTTATCTCCTTCGTAAGTAATTGGGAACTTGTAGCAGTCTACTTCAGTTGTTTGAAGAGTGCGCTCTTCTGTAGTGAAGGAAACTTCATACTTGTCACCACAGCAATAAGTAAATGACTTGAACTTGTTATCAGCTTTATCAAAATACTGAACCTGTTCACGTCCCACAATAATGTGCTTAACCTTTGCCAAAATTTGCTCAGCCAAAGGTGATTTGAAAGTCATTTCTTGTGAACCCACAGTAAGTTTTAGGTTCATAATTGCGACTTTGATTTTATTTTCCTTTGAGGGAGTTAGTTTTGGTGCAGCTGGCTTAACAGTAGTAGTTTTATACTTGCGTACCATGTCTGTCCTCCTTAATAATTGTCTACCTAGTTATATCAAAAAAAGCACAGTAAGTCAAACCGCACACTGCACTTTTATTTTAACTATTTATTGAATTTCAACTCTTCAATAACTTTGGCTGTACCATGTTGTAGGCGGTACTTGTTGATAAGCTCCATAACTTCTTCCATGGAAGATGGGTCAAATGTCTGGTCATAGTCATTCACAAACTCATCTTCTTTGATGTGCTTAGTTCCCTTGACTTCTGGTTTGCCCTTAGCGTCTGGACCTATAATATAGCCAACAACGAAGTTAGCGTAGATATGTCCAGAAGATTGGTCCATAAGAGCTCGTTGGTCAACAACAAAGACATAAACATCACTCTCCTTACCTTTAGCGTCTGTGTGTTTCTCAATTTTCACACGGTTGTCAAATGCAATCTCTACATTCACAGCGTAGGAAGTGCGTGGTGTACGAAGCAAGTTTCCTCCACGTCCAAATGTAGGTACTTTCTCCGCTAAGTTAAATTGACCTCCGTTAAGCAACACATCAGCGTCAAGGTCAGTCATATCAGCATAGTTTCGTAGTGTGTACACAGGCTTACCATTACGGACATACTCAGGCTTAATAGCTCCTCGTTTTTCCTCAATAAATCCTAACACATCTGTAATAATTGAAGACATCAAATACTCCTTTGTCTCTTATACATCTTTTGCAACTCATTTTGTTGCTGTTCCGCATATCGTTCCTGCATTTCAGCAGTGATTACCTCATATTCATAAGGCTTAGGCTCTCCATAGTCTTTCACATGGTCTGCCCTTCCCTTCTCATCTAGGCTAATGTATTGGCTATAAGCCTCAAAAGCCTTAGAGTTGGCAACCTTAGCATATAATACACCAATATCTGTGTAAGTTGTATCGTCCATGAGAGTTAAGTATGGAATATTGTATTCCTTGGTCAAGACAAGAACCTGCTCATCTATCTCATCGAGTGGCACAGGGATTACATCATCATATGCAAGCCCTCTCCACTCCTCTCTCTCTTGAATAATACCACAGGTTAGTGCCCAGCCGTAGTTAATCAGGTAACTAATTTGTCTGAAAAAAGCTGGGATTGTTCTGCATAATTTTCAGGACGTTCTCCATCATTGACTCATCTGTGATGTACTGAATGAGGTTAGTAGAAACTCCTAGCACCTCTACAATAATATTTTCACAGGCTTCAATGACATTATCATCAAAAATTTCATACAGCTTGAAGAAATCTTCTGCTGTGTAAACTTCTGTAGAACCATCTTCCTTGAAATTAGTGAAAGCAATAGCCACACGTGAGGCATAGTTACGTACACGTCTTCCAATACGTGCTGAGATAAAGCGCTGTTTAGCCTCAACTCGTTGCACATAAGCTGTGCCTCCCATAACAAGCTCTAAGTCAGAACCTGCTGGGTCAAAATCCTCAGGCACAGGCAACCAGAACTCAAGCTCATAATCTACCTTACGTGCCTCTCCAACTCTCCGTGTATCTCCACTAACTACTTTACCTGAGTTAGTAGCCACAGCCATTGGAGTATCATCATGAACAGCTTCCACAAAAGCTTCATTCAAATCTTCAACAGTAACTTTCTTTCTAGGCATTTTATATCTCCTTAAATAATTAAGTTTTTATCCAGATAAGCTTCCGCTTTCTCTGGGTCGATTTCTTTAAGTCTATCATAAACTTCAAGAATTGTCATGTCATTGCTATAGTTGTAATCCTTAGAGAACTCATAACTTGCAAAGGTAATATCTTGCTCATGGTGATTAAGTCCAACAGCGTTCTCAATTAGGCGTGAGCATTGACCAATGAAGTGTGTTCGCATAGGGATAATATTGTTCTTCATTGAGTTGTCAATGATACTGTGTGTACCAATATTAGATACTGTCTTACCGAGGTCAAACAGCCTTGCAGGTACTCCGAACATTTGAGCCACGATAGATGAGGCATACAGTGACAGATAATCTAGGAAGTCCACAGCCTTGGTATCCCGTGTTAGCTGGAGCAGGTTCTCAAACTTACTAGAATACACAATAGCGTCATTATACTCTGTTTCTGAGAGCTTCTGTGAAATGTCTTCCATATCCTTGGCAATCTTGTCAGCACGTTCCTTCTTAGCGGTACGTCCCATATCAAGAAGCTGACCAGCACTAGGAACAAATCCTTCTGCTTCACCCTCTTCAATACTGTCAATGATACTATCCTTTGCTTGTAGGGCAATCGTACCGATACCATTTCGAGCAATATCATAGTTCATTCTGTCAAGAATATTCAACAACAACTGCACACGCTTACGGTCCTTAAGTAGTGGACTAATACCAAATACCTTGGAAGTATCCAGCTTGACACAGGCGAAATTATCCTCAGTCACAAGGAGCAAATCGTCCTTGTACTTTTCTGGGTTTTGTAACAAATCCATATAAGCTTCAACATCAAGATTTGTATAGCCTTTACTATATCCTGTGATACGGTCTACAATGGCATGTGCGTCATCTGTACGCTTAATTACATAGCTCAATGTCTGGGTCAACACAGGGTGCTCAGGATAGGGAATTGTGATTGCAAGAATATCCTTAGGGTGAACTCCTACAAGACCTTGACCTGAATTATATAGCCCATAGTATCCATATTTCCGATAACCCTTGGCTACACCTTGCAGGACATCAATATTACGCTGACCGTTAAAGTTAGTCTCTTGTAAATATTTATGAAGTAGCTTATCCTTCTCTTCGTCCTTCGTTGTCAGGCGGTTAGTGAACATGTAGTAAACCATGCTATCAAGAATATAGTCTACATCAGGAAGGCTCAAAGCAAGCTTTTCAATGGTCTTAAGGTCTTTTCCAATAGGCATTTCACGATAGCCACTAGAAGTATATAGCAATCGGTCTTCCACAGCGGAATTAAAGAACTTATCCATGGCTTCTACACCTTCAAGCTCCTCTGGTGTACGTCTACTCAGTTGTGCTTGCTGAGGCTTCTGTACTTTCTTATTCTTTCTCTTTTTTCCCATTTATTAGTGGTCCTCCAAGTAAAATAGCTCTATGGCGTGTATAGCCAATAGAACACTATCAAGTTCGTCTGGTGACTGGTGAATTAGCTTCTTAATCTCAGATTTAGGTCTAAGTTTCACAAGCCTGTCTTCTGGTCGCTGAATTTCTGCCACAAAGGACATCTGCCGAGCAATTCCGTCCCAGACTTTTGTCATGAAGGACACACGCTGTGCCTCCATCATTCCTCGTAACATAAGGTGCATTTCCACACGCTTATTAAAGGCATACTCGGCACTAGGGTCATGGGCTATCTTCTTAGCCTCTGTGACCTTACCACCAAAGTCTATATCATACACATAAGCCTTTAGCTTACCTGATAGCCTAGCCATCTTAAGGGGCTGAACAATGTGAGCTCCTCCTCCTGAGTCAATAGCTATAGCCCTTACTTTAAACTGATTGGCTATTGTAATAATCTTATTCACAACGTCTCTAGCCGTGATACCATCAATCCATTCCTTAGGCTTAATATCCGTGGTATCCACAGCGGTTATGTGACCCTCTTTGTCTATACAAGACAAGGTGACTTGGATACTGTCAGCGCCCTTGTAGGCACTATCCACTCCAAGAAACCACTCGAGGTCATGGTTAAGGGAATTAAACTCTTCAAGAATATCAGGCTGAGCGTCAAAGAAGTTAGACCGCTCCACAGGGAACTCACACAGGAGGTTTTCTCTTATGGAGTCCTCTGTGATAGTGAAACCTGACTTCATGAGCTGGTCTTTTGTGTAGTTAATTGAGCCTTCTTCCATGGCAGTCACAACGTCTAGCCACATGACAAACTCATCATCTGCCAGCTCTTCCTTGGTCATAAAGTCAAAGAAGCTGTTCAGTGACCGGGGGTTTGAGATTAGATACATGATGAGCTTCTCACCTGTGTCACTCTCAAACTCCCGACGTGCCATGTGCCCTAGAGCAAGGGGTGAAATATCGCTGGCTTCGTCTCCAAACATATTCCCTCCACGTCCGATTACATGGATTTTAGAGGGGTCTGTAAAGTTACTACCAGCAGAGAGCCCTTCTAGCTTTCCTCCGTTACGGAAGCTAAATCCTTCACTAGAGAATGAGCTCAGACCACGCTTTAGCCGTCTATCAACAGCTGATACGTCATTTTCGTCCATACTCAGCATTTCTTTCACAGAGGGGTGAGCATTTACTAAGATTTCTCTGGCGTGTTGGATAATAATTCCTGAATACTCATTGGTTGACCCTACAGCATAGCAGTTCTGTCCTGAAAATGCAAAATTATTACTCATAATCCCACACAGGAAGGACTTCCCATACCGAGGAGTAGCCACACAGTAGCCGGTCTTATAATCCCCACTCAGGAAAGCTCCAAATTGCACAGCCTGTGACCACCAAAGCTCAATATTGAACCTTGATAGGGCTGTACGGAAGCCTAATTTATAATACTCAAGCTCTTTCTCAAAGCCTCTTGTCTCTCTGATACTATTTCTCTTAAAGTGTTTTGGTATATACCCTTTTACTGCCTTTTTTAGCTTCTCCTTAGGAGTCACAGTGTCCAGCAGTATGCTTAGCTTTTCCCTATTAGAGAGTAACTTCCTCTTTTTCATAGGTGAGCCAACATCTACATCTTGGGTGGGCATAGCTAAAGTCTCCTCCTGTATAACTTAAGTAATTCACAGCAATATCATAGGCATCATCTTCTGGGTCAAGTCCCTCAATGAAGGAAATTCCCACAGGAACTCTAGTCCCATCAAGAAGCCTACAAATAGGACAAGTACGCTCATCATTCACAGAGTTCCACCGCTTGTAGATTACCTCTCCTGTGATATGGTGAAGCACCTTGGCAGTCTCTACTGAGGCTTTCTCAATAGCCATATGGACCTCTGACACAGAGATGAGCTCGATAATTGGTACTATCCTTCTATCAATCTCTTCTTGGTCTAGTACGCCCTTTTCAGCAACCACTTCGTCCCTAATACTTAGAATATCAGCTTTCCTACTGGCAAAAATCTCTTTTAGACGTGTGTAATTGCTTCTGGCAAAGCCTGATTGATTGATACTATTCTGTGCATTACGATACTCAACCTCATCAAGCTCTAGTCCAAGTTCATTAAGGATATATTCAAGCTCCTCATAAAACGAGTCAGTGTAAAGGTCCACAAGATAGCCGATTAAAGCCTCTTCCAAGCCGTCACTAGGAACTTCGTTAATCACACGATTAACATACTCACTAAGCCTTGCTTTAAAATCATCATAGTTCCTGATGAATATCTTGTCCTGTGAATTTGCCATTACAAGTCCTCAAATAATTTATCAAGACGAGCACTGGTGTAGCGCTCAAGCTCCTCAATACTCTCAGTCTCTCTGTTCAGGTTCACAGTGGTCTGTGTAGGTTTACCTTCGATACGGTTAGCCCACTCAATACGTGCTGTGCCATTTTCAATACTCTCAAAAATCTGCTTCAAAGCGTTAATCCGCATTGGCGTAGCTGGAGGAATTTCTGCAAAGCGTTTAAGCCCGAAAGCCTTCACAATGTCCTCGTCATATTCCTCAAGACCCCAGCGAATAGCATAAGCCTTTAAATCCTCAAAGGAGGCAAAGCTCAGCTCACGCATTTCATCTGAGTAAAGTCTTTTCTCTGATTTCTTAGCCATAATAACCTCTTTCTTCTAAAACAAATCCCACAGTGATAGCACTATGGGACTCTTCGGAGCAACGTATGTATAGTATAACACTGTGTGTTTGGTAATTAGGTGATTTGCTCCTATGCCCATGTGACCTTTTACAATCACACAGGCTAACGATACAGGAGATATATGAAATACATTGCCATAAAGGCAAAGTGCATAGAGGGATTCGAACCCCCGATAGTTGGGTTGCGGCCAACGGTCTTAAACCACTTGACTATATGCACAATAATTAGTATGGGGTAGTATCGGTAGTAAAGAAAGGTAATATAGAAAGGTTATATGAAAAGGTTTATAGCAAAAGTCTTCCTACCCCATACCTAATAACGATTGTATTTTATACTCCAAAGGTTTCCCTTCTTCGTAAATAATGTTTGATGGAACACAGTAGTAACTGAGGACTCCATCTTTTAGCTCATACATCTGCAAGCTATAACACACAAGCTCTTCTGTGTCAGATAAATTCACATGAAGCACTTTCTCAGAATTATTTTGCTCTACTCTTGGTAGTAGCCCTTCTGGTACTTCGTAAGTTTTTGTAGATGTCACTACTTGTACTTTCATAAAAATATTCTCCAATCAGTATCGCTTCTGCGTCGTCATCACAGATTACATCATGCCCCTTCCGTCTGCACAAGCTTATTGCATGTTTCTTAGCCTCGGCTCGTTTGAGACCAGATAACTTAAATAACTTGCGCCAGACCGAAGGACCAACAAAGTTGATAGCTAAATCATTAAGCTCTCTAATAATCACTCCCTGTGTTATAGCCAAACACACAAGAGTCTTTTGATTTTTGAGAACTTTAAGCTCTTCTATAATTACCCGTTTTATTGGGTAGCTATGCAGAAGAAGTCTTACCTGCTCAGCCATTTCCTGTGCACGTTCTAGGTAACTATCGTTGCAAGGGGAGATAACATTATGGGTAACCACTTTTCCGTTGTGGTCAAGAATGGCGTATCCTGTTGAACGTGTCGAAATGTCTAAACTGAGTAACATACTTCCTCCTGAGCTATGTATCTATAATACCATAAGTCACAGGGGAGTGCAAGTAAAAATCTCTGTTTTTAGCAAAGTACAGATAATACAAGTTAAAGAAATACACATAGCTCTTAGAGCTCTTCTTTATACTGTATTATCTGTACTTTACTACAGAGCTATAGGAAAGGTCACAGGAAGGATTGACTCTAAGAAAAGACACAGAGGATATTCATCATTACTCTCCCTGTGTTCTAATTTTCTGATATGCTATTATCTGAACTTTGCAAGCAAAGTACAGATAATGCATATTAAAGAAATATAACTCTGTGTTATTCTTTATACTGTATTATCTGTACTTTGCTTTTTCTACCGTTTCTATATTGAAACTCCTAACCAAATATGCTACAATAATTACATGGAGGTAAGGAAAATGAAATATATTTTCTCAGATATTAAATCACAAGAAGTTTCAAGAAAGAATAGGCTAGTCTCACCTGTGACCGCTGAGTTCTTATTTAATTTATATGACACAGGGAAGTTTGACTTAGAGGAGCTCATAGAAGCAGGAAGACAACAGTTCCAAGACTACTACACAAAGCGCCTAGGTAAGGAAATCACTGTGACCTATATAGAGAACCTGAATGAGTCCTTGAGAGAAATGCTAAAAGGAATGAACAAGAAGCTGGCTAGGACATTTGGAAGCACAGCCAACGTTCATAAATACATCATGGCAGGCACAGGCTCGTTAAAGGTCTCTAGCAAGTCCACAGCAGCGTTATTTGAAGTCCTAGGGGAAAGTACCACACTATCTGTTTACTACAGCAGAATGGCCGAATATGTGCGTTCTGAGGTGTATCTTGAGGGAGACCATATAAATATCCAAAAATTCTTCCCTGACGTACCCTTCTGGGAAATGGACATGGCCTCTGTGTATATGTATCAGACAGGCAAGACATTCATTAAGGGAGGACTATTGTATCTGTGGTATAAGAAGTATAATATTTCAGGACCTACTGAATGGTTCAAGGGCTATGAGAACTATTTGAAGGAGTACTTTGAACTTCACAGTGAATATGGTGAATTTATTTATAATCCTATGCTAAGGGCTGACGCCTCAAAGGCTGTGAAAAGGTTATTCGGGAACATTAAGAAGGCACAGGCTCACTTTGGACTCTCTCATACACAGTGGTTCTGGTGGTGGAAACGTAGCACAGAGGAGATAGATGAATTATCTAACTGGCTTGTGGAATACTATGGTGTGTCTCACGCTGAGGTGCTAGGCTCTAGGAATATGGAAGCTTTCAGGGATAACTTCAAGGATAAAGCTACCAAGGAAATAATATCTAAGGAGTTCATTGAGGACTTTGATGACACAGTAAGATACCTTAAAATTGAATATACATAAAAGGACCTACTACAGGTCCTATTTTATTATTCAATACTCTATCACCTATTATCTACTCCTTCGTTACACTCAGGGTAGATAATATAATTCTAAGCTCATAAACATAGCGGGGCTATGTTTATTCACTAAGAATTATATATTATATAAATGAATATTTATTATGCATATTATTAGTATCATATTCATTAGTATAATTTATATACCTCCCACATGATACAACACCGCCGCACTGATACTGCAAGTATAACGATTTTTGGGCATTTTGTCAACTCAGACACTACACTTTTTATTTTATGCATTTTACCCTAGGAATATGCACGAAATATCCAAAATTATGCATAAAACTAGTAAATTTAGTAGGATAAAGAGGTAAATATTATAGTTAGATAGATAAATGAGTAATAAATCTATGTAACTAGGTATAAAGTATATGTAGAGGACAGTAGAATAGTATCAGTTTTTCTTAAAAATGTTACATAACTTTTCTTAAACTAATTTATTATGCTATAATATCCTTCAAGTTATCCACAGAAATGGGTAGTTATCCACAGTTTTTGTTACAAATAAATTACAAAATTGAGTTATGTGACTTTTTGGTAACATTGTGAAATTGTGAAACGGCTTAGTGACGGGCTTTATAAGAGTTATCCACAGGGTAATCATAGAAAATGCACAAATTTAATATTATACTAAAATATCTATAAATAAATTATACTATATTCATTTTGAAAAATTGGAGGCTATTTTAGTACCATAATAAGGGCACAGGATAACCCTTCAACTTCGTCTGGCGACTCCGTGGAAGGTTATCTTGGAAGACTAACGCAGACTTCCTCGCAGGGCTCGTTGTCTTTGTTATATTACTAAGCTCATAATACTCCTCGCAGAGCTCGTAGTATTATTTCACTAAGTAATATACAGCCCTGTGTCATTATCAGAGAGGAAGAGGCATTTCCTGTGTATTATAGAGCCCTCTGTGTGATATGCATGAGATTAAATATATACCCAGAATTATGAATAATAAATAACACAGGATAGCTCCAAAGCCTAGAGCCTCAAGGGAAAGGGCAATATGCATGGTGATAAGGGAAGAGGTCATTCTTGCACACATATAATCCTCTGTGTCAGTATTAGGGCATGAGAGAGAGCCTTGTATAATACACATAATCAGCCCTGTGTAATTATTAGGACCTTATAGTAGTGGCTTCTGAGAGCTCATATAAAGCCTTGTATTCGATTTTAGTGTCTTCTTAGGGGTATTGTACTAGGGAGATAAAATAGAGCTTTAGGAAGGCTTATATTAGCTCAATAGAATAGTACCATACAGAGCTATGAGTACAGAGATAGGATTATTCTCTCAGCTCATTTCATTCGCAGAGAATAATATTCTACTAGTATTCATGGGCATACTTCGTATACCCATTCATACAGTAGAATACACAGGAATTATAAAATATGATTTAATTTGAATTATATAAACCCTTATGTACAAAGGGATGGGGAGAGAAATATGAATTAAATCGAATTATTATGAATGGTGGATAGAGGAATTTGAGATGGGCATGGGTGAGTTCATTTTTTAATTGGGGTAGAGTGGAGAGGATACAGACAAGAGAGAGGATAGTAGGACGTAGCAATCGGTGAGGAGAGGTTAATATTACATATTTATTTTACTACTAAAAATTTTTGAATGGTGGATGAGCAAATCCAAGGGTGCATTTTTATTATTACATTTTTAATTGAGTATGAAAATAATTTGAGTGGTAGATGAGCAAATCGGGCTCTCTTCTATCCCTCCCTCTTTTTTAATCGACCTTTTTCTTTAACCCTTTTTAACCAAGGAAAAATATACCACTTCTTTATACTAAAAAGTAAAGGGCAAGGTAAAGGTGCTTATGTACGTAAGTAAAAAGCTTTCGTTAGTAAGTGAGGAGAGGTGTTTCGTTTAGGGGTAAAAATAGTTACGAACGAAAGAAAAATTGTTACCTACGCAACGTAACCTTTCAAACTTCCCATATCGCCCAAAAATCCAATCAATCTGTCCTAGGACAGTTGCCAACCCTTATAGCTAAAAGTTATAACAACTAATAGTTATTAAATATAGGGTAAAATGCATAAAAGTTGTTGACTACAAGGTTAGAAGATGGTATAATGGTTTTACCGAGATAAGGAAAGGGGCTAATGAGTCCTCACTACCGCAGGCTATCCTGCTACTATCCTGTCCTTTGAAACCCTAGGCGCAAGCCTATGAATAAAGACAAGGGAGAACAAGCGCCCTACTGAAAGACTTGCAAAGACTTGCTGGAGTAGCTCAGAGGCGACCGGAGAGGTAAGCAGGTGAGAAGGTAAGATAGCTTATCTAATGACCACCTGAACAGTGCAAAGGCGCACTAAGTGAAAAGCAAGCCACTCAACAACTTATTAGCTAGTGCACTATAGCAAAGCCCAGCATATAAAGCAATGAGCCTCTGACTATGCAAGATACACTGTCAGTTTGAATATATAGCCTTCTGTGCTATCACTATCAAACAACAGGACAGTCACTACTTACAGACATCAAGTCCATTGCTTCGACGTTCAAATAATCGGGATTGCTTGCACTAGCTCACGAACGAAATAATATTATATATCAATAAAACCGCTGTGTTTGTAGGGTTAAAGACTAACAGTCAAAACAAATACGTAGGCACTATTCAAAATAATAAATATGCAACCGCAATATCAGGCTTTGGGAGTGTGAAAGCTTCCTCAGTCATAGCCCAAACACAAGGGCACTATAATTTAAAAAGGAGTCATGCACTATGACAAAATCAATTAAAATCATAAGAACAGCCCTGAATGTTCAAATCAGCTTTGATAAGGGAGACATTTCCCTAACCTTCCTAGATGAAAAGGTTCTGACTATGTTCATTGACCTTTACAAAGACACTAACGCTGAACTATACATGCTCATTAGTGACTTTCTAAATGCAGAACTCATCACAGGAGAAGCTGGCGCAGACTATCCCTCCTGTGCTTATCTTGACCGTAACTATATCGAGTTCATGCCTCTACTAGAAGAGGTGGACAGATGACAAAACTACTCTCAGGGCTCACTATAGCCCTTCTCCTGTGTCTCTGGGGATATTCTCAGTCTCAGCCTCACACAGGGCAGATAATGGCTAAATTTAGCCAGCAGGGCGAATACTTTCTACAGGTTGTAGGGGACAATGGAGAGCTCCTAAATATCCCTACAGACTACAAAACCTATACAGCCTCACAGAAGGGGCAAATGATACCGCAATAACATTTCAATAATTTAAAATCAATGAGAGGTATTCTCTCAATAATTCACTTAAAAGAGGTAAAATAACATGGAAACTTTCACAATCAACGGACTTTTGAACCGCTACTTTAACACAGACTCAATCGAATTAGGCGAAAATAAGCCTAAACTTGCTAAACAGTTACGCAAGCTAAAAATCGAGGTATCAGACCTTGAAATTAAGTTTTGGGGTGAAGCTGTAACCGAACTTATCGGGTTATACTGTGACGCTGACTATCTCAATGACTATGAAGGTAACCCCTATGACTATGAGTTTGGAGTTAAGTTCTCAGCTGAGTTACCGACCTATGAGGAACAAGATGAATGGGCTTTTGATGGCTCATGCAATAATACTGACGGGTGCGGAAATATCACAAGTACAGCCCTAGCAACCTATGAAGGCTCAAGATATTGCTATATCTATAACACTGACGGTGAACCTACCGGACGGTTTTACTATTTCAGTCAGCCTACAGGCTTCTGTGTTTCCGATTGGTATCGGGTAAGTAACCACGGAGAATACAGTGCACCCCTAGCCCTCTTGCTTGTGCACTATGGGGTTAAATGGGAAACAATCGAATATACCACAGGAAGGGTGGGAAACCTTGTAAACTGTGACGGCTTCTGGTCTAACTTTGCTTGCGATAGTGTCCGTAAATACTATAGCCCTGACTTTGACTTTGGGGCTGTAAAGTTTAAAGAGTTATACGAGCTCAATTTGGAGAAAGAAGGATTGATTTACATTGAAAATGAAGGCTGGTTAGATGAAGACGATGTTGTCTATTCTGATGAATATGAGAGGTATATCACCCGTGATGACTCCGTCTATGCTGAAAATATTGCTAGTTGGGTATATGAGGACGATGGCAACCTTGATGAGTGCGCTAACTGTGGCTCTCCTGTGCACCTCAGCCGAAACTATATCGAAGCTAATGGGTGCGACCACTTTTGCGACCGTGATTGCTTGGAAGATTACTTTGACATTGTAGAATACTAAGGGGGTGAGATTGTAGGCGCATTATTATCTATGGTGCTGGGCTGTATAGCTATCTTGCTTATCTTCCTAGCGCCTTTTCTATACGCTGTGTATATAGTGTATAGTTTTCTAAGTCTCCTATTTTGGAGGCTTTTTGTTAAAACTGATGAGGACTTAAGGGCTATCATGGTAGCTCAAAATAGTATAGTAGCTCTCATCATCCTGATATTTTTATATAATACCATAATGAAAGGAGTATAAAAATATGGTACAAACAATTAGTAAGGAACTTTCAGCATGGCTGGGAGAGGTCAAAGAGCAGGGACGTTTCAGAGGACGTCTAGCAGAGCTTTTCAGCGAGTTTGGCAAGGGTCAGGATAAACCTATCGACCGAGAGCTAAACGCTATCTCAGAGGCTCTGGGGGTCTCAAAATTCATGGCACTAGCTACCCTTCTAGTAGAAGGATATACTATCTCAGGAGAAGAGGAAATCAAGCCAAAATTTTATGAGGTAGTCATAGAAGATGAAAAGCTGTATCGTGTACCTAATAAAGGATTGGTACTATTACCGACATCTATTGGGGAAACAGCTGGCTATAGCTCAAAAATCACAGAAAAAGAAGCGGAGGAACTAGAAGAGCATGACAAAAAGTATCTACGGGAGATTTGAAAACTTAACGGGTCACCCTGTGACTATCTTACACACTGACGGAAAAATTGCAAAGCGAATAGGGGTAAGCGGAAGGTTTGCCCCTTTGCGCCTTAAGACCTATTACAAGGATTTAGGAAAAATTCACGGTGTACCTGTGAATACTATTGGATATGGGCTAGAAACCCCTCTATCCGAGCTCAGAAGGCTAGAAAAGCTAGACATCATTGTTTCCCTTGTGACCGCAAAAGAGCTCCACCGATTGGGCTATCAAGGCAGAATGTTTGTACCCTGTGGTAAACAGATTGGACAATATGGAGTGAAAGGCTGTACCGCACTATCACTATATAAGCGCTAAAATATGGAAGGATTTAAATAATGAAAGATACTATTTTAAATATGTTAGAAAATGAGCCTCTTGTAAAGAAGGCTTTTTTGTTACTCTTAAATGAAACACCAGAAGACAAACAAGATGAGCTCCTAAGCTCTATTAACACCTCATTTGAGAAGGGAGAACCTTATCAGGCACTAGAAGACCAGATTGATAAAATGCTCGCTGATGAGTACACAGAAGAGCTTACAAAGGGCACAAAAGAGGCTGTGTATTGGCTTACGGAGCATTTTCCACTTAATGAACTAGGCTCAGACATTGGAAACATAAGAGGATTAGACTATCGGGCACTATTCCTCTATCAGTACGATAGAAACGGACACTATTTCACAGATGTAAACAATGATACTAAAAAATGGGAAGGTATCAAGGAAGAGTATAGAGCCTTTGAAAAGAAAATCTTTGCACGTATTGAGCTAAAGAAAGAGCTCCAAAAACTAGAAGATAAAATGAAAAAACGGGCTGAGAACCTGAAAGAAGCTCTAATCTATCGTAAGTATGACAATATTACTAGTATCAGACATGAGCTAGAACGCAAAGTACCAAAAAGAATGGTTAATGAAATTCTGAAATACGCTTACAAGCTGGGCTACAAAAAGCCTGAACATTTTGAGGAATGGGAAGATGTAGGCATACTCTGTGACTACTACCGCACAAATGTACTAAAAGCCCCTAACTATGGAAATACAATCCTAGAGGTCAACATGCAGAACGTGTTAAGAAAATATTATAACAATGATAGTATTGTAATTGAACACGGAGCACAAGCTCCTAAGTTATCAAAACAACTCAAAAAAGCAGGAGTTACCGCAACAAATGAGGAGCTGATAGCTTTCAATGAGTTCAAACAGTGGCTAGGCTGTGTTGCTGATGTGTCAAGACCTAATGAGGTCATTTTGCTTGATATGGGAGACTTTACAATCCCTAATAATGTTGATAATTGGGCTTTTCAGGACTCTTGCAATCACTCCGAAAGCTGTGCTGGTAACGGAACAGCCCTTGTGTTAAAAGCTATGGGATATAAATACATGAAACTGTATCGCTATGATTTAGGCACAGAAGAGGCTAACCCGCTTGCACGGGCATACTTTAAAGCAAAATATAGTGAGCTTGCTCATGCTGGTATGTACTCAGAAGGTAGAAATCATACAAACAGAATAGGATATACAGCCTATGAGTTTACAAGCCTATTGCTTGCAACAGTTTTCAAGCGTAAGCTGAAACATTTCAAGAAGATTTTAGGTCAGACCTTGGAGTCTGGCTTAGAGTTTGAGGACGCTTACAAAGAGGACATTAATTATTGGTCTAATATGTCAGGAGCTAATGACTATAAGACACTTGGGACAGCCTCAATTCTGGAAGAAGACAGCTATAGCAAATGGGCTGATGTAATTAGTGTGCTTGACATGTCCATTATTACAAACTACGATGACACGGCAGACCTCTTTGAGGCACGGATTAAAGAACTAAAGGAGAAATACAATGACTAAAATCACAAACACTTTTGAAAAATTATTGACTATGACACAAGGCGCTTTAATCAAGAGCTTACCTGAGTACCTCTCAGAACGCTCTTACAGCGTCATAGCGACCGATTATTATATCCTAGGGGTATCACCCTCGGAAGACATTCAACCGTGTCTGGTGGCTCATTTAGACACCATAAACACGCACAGAGGGGCAGGGTCTTATAACTACGCAACGAAAAAATGGGCAACGGGGCAAAAAGCAACCCCAAAAGTTGATGACCTAATGATTTCTAACAAATATATCACACTGAGCCCAGAAGCCAATCCAAAGCTGGCTTGCCTTGGTGCTGACGACCGGTGCGGTGTGAAAACTATCTTAGATGTGATTGAGGCTGGCAAGCGTCCTCATGTGCTATTCACTACAGACGAGGAAATTGGCTGTGTAGGCTCTAATCGAATTATCACAGAAGATGATTTGAAAGCCCTATCTAATAGCTCAATGCTCATTCAGATTGACCGGGGAGTTCATGAAGGCTTCTGGAATGAAATGGTATTTTACGAGTATGACGAAAACTCAATCCCTGAAATTCTCACAGAGCTAGAAAAATATTATACCTTAGCTGAGGGCTCATATACTGATGTCGCTGTGCTTGGTCCTGAGTATAATAAACCTATTGTGAACTTGTCAGCCGCTTATGAGAATGAGCACACAAGGAATGAGTTTATTAACCTAGAAGCCTATAAGAAAAACACAGAGGGTCTACTCTCATTCCTTACATGGTTAGAAGGTCAGGACACAGCAAATTGGAAATACACAGAGAAAGCGCCTGTGTGGACTTCTTATGGAGCTACAGTAGGAACTTGGCAAGGCTCAGACTATGCAAACTATGATGATAACACCTATCGGGAGTTTGTAAAAGAAGACCTTATGTGTGTTTATTCCGGAGACACAGACGAGGCAATGGACATTATCGAAAATTGCAAAGGATTTAAGTCATGGCTTGCTGTAAGTAACAAATCTTATGCACTGTATAAAGACGGCACTGTGCTAGATAGCCTGAAACAGCTTGTGACAGAGCTGGGAATGGAATATAAACCAGCATAGCAAAGTACAGATAATACACTATAAAGAATACTCCCCTGTGTTATATTCTTTAGTATGCATTAATTGTACTTTAGTAAAATAAGAAAGGAGAGTACAGATAATACACTATAAAGAAATATAGCTATGTGTTATTCTTTAGCTGGTATTATCTGTACTTTGGTATAAAGAATGAGTAAACAGGTAGTAAGGGTAAAAGAAAGTTATCCTGATTGGGAATTTGTAGGTGTTGAAGCTGTTATCTTGAGGAGGGACAAAGAGACTGTCTTGTCAGGATTTCCATTAGAAGGTTCTATTGGCTGGTATGACAGTGATTATAGTACTGAGTATCGTTGCTGGTGGATTGTACAGGGGTATTTAGAGAATGTAACAACAATCACAAGGAGTAAGTTCAGATGAGTAAAACTTATGTGAGAATAAAAGAGGGTTACCATAAAGCCAATATGATAGGTCAGACAGCTGTGCTAATAGAAATGGGTACTGAGTTTTATGACTATAGAGCTTTAATTGGCTTTCCTTTAGATAGCCCCTTTGGTTGGTATGACGAGACTATGAGTACAGAATATAACCTCTGGTACATACTCAATGACTATATAGAGCCTGTGCAAGTATTTTCGCACAATAAGTTTAAGTGAGGTATGACATGAAAAGATTTAAAATCGGAGATAGAGTGGTTGTGTTAGATAATTTCAACACTACAGCTAAAGGCAAGGTAGGCACTATAATAACTAATAGAGACAGAGGGCATGTAGTAGGCTTCTTCTGTGAGGGTGTAATGACAAACTATGAGCTGGAGGATTGGTTATATAAATATCCGGGATTAAAAGCTACTTGGTGGTTTGACTCTAGAGGATTAGAGCTTGCTAACATCTTCACAAATAATAGATTTAGATAGGAGTTAGCATGACACAAAAACTAAAAATAGGTCAACAAGTAAGAGTTACTTGTAATTTTGATGGCAATACAACTAAGGATAAAGTAGGTGAGGTGCTGTTTACTTGGGAAGATAAAGCTCTTATAGGTTTCTTTTGTGGCGGGGTAAGGACAAATCATAGTTTACATGAGTATAAGCACCTTTATAGAGGACTAAAGGCTACTTGGAGTGTTCCTTATCAATACCTAACAACCACTATTATCTCAAAGAATAAATTTAGATAGGAGTAAGCTATGGCTAGAAGATTTAAGGTAGGGGATAAGATAAGGCTTAAGCCACATACTGAGTTAGGACTAACGGAATATACATGGGGTACTATTATAGTTGAGGATATTGACTCTAATACAGAATATCCATACAGAGTCAAGATTATGACTACTCCTTCTGATGTAAGTATAGGCAGTCTTTGGAGTAAGGAAAATGATGGGTATTCATCATGGGTGGCTAGAGACGAATACATAGAAGCTCAGTTTACTAGCAATAAATTTAAGTGAGGTGTAAGATGTTTAAAGAAGGGCAAACAGTATTAGTTACAGATAATTGGGAAGATAATAATACAAAAGGGAAAATAGGTATAATACTTAAGATTGATGGTTCTGACTATAAGATTGGCTTCCTTAAGGAGCTTAATAAGTCTAATTCAGACATCCATTGGTTTAATGATAAATACCCTGACATAAAATCAACTTGGTGGGTACGTAGCTATCTAATTAAAAGTTCTGTAACTAAAAATAAATTCAAATAATTTGCAAAAAGGTATTGACTTTAAAAAATTAAGGTGTATAATGGAATTATCGGCAGGAGAAAGGAGATAGTATGGAATACATTAAAATACCTGCAAATGCACTAGACCAAATTGAGAACAAAGCAGAGCTTGTCTTGTTTGGTCTTTATTATAGTCAAATTTCAAGAGGTCAGATGGAGAACTACTTTACACAGGAATATGTGTATGACATTCTCAAAATGAACTCACGAACTTTCACAGCTGGTATCAAGAGCCTCTATGACAAAGAGCTCCTACGCTGGGGCTGGGGAAGACGAGACGGAGCGGAGTATTGGGCACGAAAAGTTATGCCTGATAAGCTCTACTGGGACATTGAAGAGGAAAGCACAAACTACCTCGCAATGCAGACTTGGTGGGCTGGTAAGCTCAGATTACCCTATAACGCTCTTGTGTTCCTATCAGCTTTCAACTCACAGGCTAGAAAAGAAGGCAAGCTTGGAGAGGACTACAGCTTCGCACCGGATAAGTTAGAGAATATCGCCTCTGTGTTTAATATGAGCCGGTCTACTCTGACTAACACACTGAGCCTGCTAGAAGAGCTTGGTATCCTGACACGGAAACGTGTAACAGGACAAGGAGTATCAATCACTGTGAATGGACTATTCTTACAGCAAGAAGCCCCTACAGCCCAGCAAACAGCAGAGCTTATCTACAGTATCATGCCTGAGAACAGCCTAATCAAAGAGGCTATCACGTTTGAGAAATCAGACAGCTGGTACTGTGAATATAAGGAGACTCTACATCCCACTAACAAGACCATGGATAGCACTAAGCTACAGCTTGTTAAATCATGGCTACGCTCCCTAAAACGCTCTTGTAACGATGTTTTCATGGCTTTGGTAGATATTATGCGCCCTTGTGTAAATATGATTACAATACCACTCAGAAGCACACAGGAGAAGCTGGCTCTTGCCGGTGTACCTGATGAGTTCTATAGTGAACCTGTCCTAGGACAGAATGTTTCACATGAAACATTTAGCACAGAGGCGGATAGCTCAGAAGAGCCTGTGACCTCATATATCGGTTGGTTTGAGATTGTCAAGTATCAGGGCAAGAGATATGCTGAAATCCCTGTAGAGGGCACAGAAGGCAACCTACACATGTCTCTGGTAGAAATCCCCGACCTTGTGGAAGACCAAGATGATTATGAAGATTGGTACAGCTATGCAGAACGAGGTGAAAGTGACCTGTGGGTTAAGAAAACAGAAGAACTTGACCGAGAAATGCTAGAAGAAGAATTGAAATATCCCGGTGGTCATGGTAATGCTTTCCGCAGGAAACATGGCTTGCCTGAGATTGATATGTCCTATAACCCTTATGATATTGAGGCTGATGAGGACGCTCAAGCACTTGGGATACATTGGATAGGAGAGGAAAATTGTGACAATTAACATTTTTATTGAGGAGGTACTAGCAAAGAACTTTAGTCCTGATGATGAGGTGAAAGTTGGACTTAACTATAAGTTCACAAATGAAAAAGACCCCAAGAAGCGATTTGCAAGGGATTTTGTAGAAACCTCAATCAGTCTGAAAGCTCTGAAAAAGTATCTAGGCTCACAGAGGAAAAAGGCTGAGCTCTATATCTGTCCTACACCTATCAAAGGCAAGAAACGCCTTAAGGAGAACGCACAGGAGACTTACCTTGTGTTCATGGATATTGACGGGGCAAGAGTACCTGAAAAGTATTTCAAGCCTAGCTACGTTTGGGAAACTAGTCCTAAAAAGTACCAAGGTGTATGGATTTTGGATAATCCGCTAACCCCTGATGAACATGAGAAGGTGGCTAGAACACTGGTACAAAAGTATGGATTTGACAAGACTAGCTCAGACATTGTGCACTACTACCGTGTGCCTCAGACAGTCAATCACAAGTATAAGAGCGACTTTAATATCACAGGGTTACAAGGTGAGGGCACTGTGTTCCGCAAGTCAGAGTTCATCAAGCGTCTCAAGAAATTCTTTAAACAAGCTAAGACAGCTGTGGCTGAGACTGGTGAGATTAAGAAGCGACGCTTTGACCTGAATGAGCTACTTGAACGCTATGACCTAGCCTCTGTGTTTGATAACAAGGTAGTGGGAACTGACCGGAGTGAGTATTGCTTCCTGATTGAGCAGAAAATGATTAACGCAGGAGCAAGAAAAGAAGAGGTCTACTTTGTACTCCTAAACTCAGATATTGCCATGAGCAAGTATAAGACTGAGAGGGCACTACAGAAGGAAATTCACAGAGTGTTTGCCAAGCTAGAGCCTGATAAGCGACCTAGTGACAGAATGTCTTCTTTTGGGAAGGTACACACAGGAGGGGTCACAAAGGCTAACAATGAGAAGGTTAAAATCCTAGCCCTCAAAGACATTGAGGAATGGGATGGTAAGGATTTCTGGCTGATTGAAGGTCTATGGGCTAATCACTCAGTAGGTATCATTGGAGCGCCTTCTAAGAGCTTTAAATCGACTCTAACGCTTAATATGGCTGTGTCAGTGGCTACGGGACGAGACTTTGATGGTCACAAGGTTAAGCAGGGAGGCGTTCTCATTGTGCAAGGGGAAAATAACCCTAGCATGGAAAAGGCTAAGCTCAAAACCATGGCAGGCACAGAGGATTTACCAATCTACTACACAGGAGCCCCTGTGTTCTTAGACCGGATACATCACTTAAAGTCCTTTGTTAAGAAGAATGACATTAAGCTACTAATACTAGACCCTATGTATCTACTGTTTGGCTCTGGTGACATTAACAAGCACCAAGATGTGGCTGATAGGCTACGGGCAGTATCGGAGTTCCGTGATGAGACTGGTTGCTCTGTGATTATAGTACACCACACACGGAAGATTGAGCGTGGAGGTAAAGTAGGTACAAGCGACTTATATGGCTCTACATTTATTGAGGGCTGGTATGAGAGTATGATTACCTTGCAACGTAAAGGAGCTACTACCTCTAAAATGACAACTTATTTCCGTAACTTTAGGTCTGGTGATGTTTATATCCTACAGGTAGATGACCCTAGGGGAGCTAAACTACAGTACCTAAGTGATGAGGAAGCTGATTTTGGTCAGCTAATCAAGAAGGGTCCTGATAAATGATAGTATATGATTATTATTGTAAGGATTGTGAAAAAGAATATGAAACTATTTTAGACCATGTTCCCTATGAGTGTGAACACTGTGGGGGATATGAACTAGCGATAACATGGAGGGCGAAAGCTTATGACTGAAAAACAAGTAGTGCCAAAATATATGGCAGATTGGTTGAAATTCTGCAAAGATAATGGGTTTAAACTTTTAGAGGGAATGTCTCCCTATGCTTCTGCAATGGAGGAATACCTAGATGATTTTGAAGGTGACATTCAGGAAGTCTTAAAGTGGATTAGACATAACCCAGATGAGTTTGCTAAGGCTTGGTTAAACGGGTATGAAGCTGAGAAGTCTACTAAATACACAGTGTGTATTAAAGAAGTAAGACACTCTTATGCATATCTCAAGTATAATAGTAAATATAACTATTGGTATTTTAGTGACGCTACAGTAGGGATTCATTTTAATGTCTATCACACAAAAGAGGATTTAGAAAAAGCCGGATTTGGCTGGGTATTCTCTTGTGATGGTGTAGAAGTAAAAGAATTATAATTAAGGAGATAAAAATGAATAAAATGAAATTTACAGCAAGCATGATTGTCTTGGCAGGGCTCTTGGTAGCTCCTAATGTATTGGCAAGTGAGGTTGCTAAAGAGGGTACTCAGATTAAGGTCACAGAGCCTGAAATCACATATAGCTCAGAAGCTTCTGAAACTTATGTAAACAAAGACTTGACATATAAAACAGAAATTCCTGATGAGGTAGAGATTAACGAGGGTGATACACTCACTTACACTCTACCTGAACAGCTCCAATGGACAACTACACAGGAATTTGATGTGACTAGTCCTGAGGGTAATGTTGTAGGACGTGCAGTGGCTTCTAATGAAACTCAGTCAGTTACAACCACGTTTAACAACTATTTTGCAGAGCACCCTATTGACAAGAGCTTTGACATGACACTTAAGACTATGTGGAAGAAAGAGGTAGTCACAGAGCGTGAGAAGTATGACCTCAATTTCAATGGTACTATTGTGAAACAGGCAGAGGTTAAGCCTCAAACACCTGCAAACTCACAGGAAATTGTAGCTAAATGGGGCTGGCAAGATAAAGATGACCCTTCTATTGTGCAATGGGGAGGACGAGTGAACTTTGTTAAGCACCACCTCACAGATGTAAATGTCTCAGATACATGGGACGATAACAACGAGTACGTTGAAGGTTCTATGCGTATTTTTGAGCTCTCATCAGCAGAGCCTTGGGTTGGTATTCGTGAAATCCCTCTCTCAGAGGTTAATGTTCAGTTTTATAAGAACGGCTTTAAGTTCAGTATTCCTGATGTGACTAACATTATCAGTGTGGAATACAGAACACGGCTCAAAAACAAGCTACAAAATCCTGTGAACGTGCTGAGCTTTACAGCAATGGGTCAAGAGTATAGCTTTGAACGTGAAATCACAGTGGCTAATGCTACAGGCTCAGCTAAAGGCAAGGTGCGACCATTCACTTATGATGTGCCACCAGCTCCTGTGTACGACATTCCAGAATTTGAGGGAGGTGTAGTTCCAAATGACCCTCCTGTGTTGGATAAACCAGAGCTGAATATTGATGATATTGAACAAACACCACCAGCACCAATCTTTGAGCTTCCTGAATGGCAAGGTGGGACTACACCGCTTGACCCTCCTACAGTAGATAAACCGGAATGGAACGGGGGAGTAGTACCTAATGACCCTCCTGTGCTAGACCTTCCTGAAATTAACATTGATGATGTACCGGTATTGCCGCCAGCCCCTGTGCATGAGTTGCCAGAGCTTGATGTACCTGATGTACCTACAGAAGAGCCTAAAACACCTCCAACACAAGAGGAATTGCCTTCTGCAAGCGCTGAGGTTAAGTCACAGGACAAGAAGGTATTGCCTAAGACAGGCTCAAAAGACAATATCATGTATTTAGTGATTGGAGCTATTGTAGGTCTGATTGCTTCTCTACTGTTACCACTTAGCAAGCGTAAATAAGGAGGTAAGATGGCTAAAGAAGGGAAATATTTGTATATTCAGAAGTCATGTGTAAAGTTCTTTGCTAAGAAAGACTATGTAGAGCTCAGTCTGCCTAACATGGAAAGAGCCACAGTAGCCTATGTGCCTAGAAAGCTTATAAAGAATGTATATGACGCAGGTAACGGATATTTCTTAAAGCTATCCTACCTAGATGAAATGTACTTTAGAGGCTCTGAGGCTGATGGGGGTTACTGGCGTGAGACTTTACTAAGAATGTCCACTGTGAAGAATAGTTTAATACATATGCACAATCATGTAGCTGAGTGTATCAGCCTTGCTAAAGAGGCAGAAGAAAGACGAGGAATGAGATAATGAAGAAATTTATGGCTTGGGTGCTTGGAACAGTAATCACTTTGCTGTTCTGTGTACCTGCTAGTTTTGCAATGTATATCGCTATGGGAAGCTTACTTGCCCCTGAGCTGGTTAATGTAGGTCCTGTGATTGGTATTATCAGCTTCTTTTCAGCTGTAGTATTCTACTTTGCAGGAGCTATGATTGGCACAGGAGCTTACTATACACTGACAGGACGGTAACATGAAGAAAAGAGACTTAATGGTATTAGCCAAGCGGTTATCAGTTGTAGAGCTCTTTTCCTTAGATATTGAAACAACAGGGCTAGATAGGTACAGGGACAAGATAGTCTCTGTGCAAATCAGCTATGACTTTAACGGGAAGGAATATGACCATTTCATTTGGTGGGAACAGTACACTAAGGAAGAATGGCAAGCCTTCCTGAAAGCCATAGCTAATCTGAATATGGTCACTCACAATGGCAAGTTTGATATTCTGTTCCTATATGTTCACACAGGAGTATTCATGGAGCTTTACATGGATACACAGGTGCTGGCTCATGTCTCTGGTGAGGTTGAGCTTGGTTTGAAGCCTCTTGTGGTAAAATACTTTGGCGATGATTATGATGTGAGCAAGGAAATCAAAGTCTCTGGTAAGCGAGACAGCCTGACTACCCTCAAAGGATTTATTACAAAGTATTTCACAGGAGTAGAGCTTGTAATGGAGCAGACTACTGAGGAAAATGCCAAGGCTTTCCTAGACGGGTTAAAAACCAAGGCACAGAAGAACGCCTGTGACCTGATTGACAATGGCGATGGAACGTTTGATGTAACCAGAAAATGGGTACACAAAGACCGAACAGCCCTGAATAAATTAGCCCAGCAGGTCTATGATGAACTTGAAGGTGATATACTTATCACTGGAATGTCCGTAGAAGCCACTGACAGGCTCTGTAAGGCGTTTGAAAGTATTGATAGTGTAATTGTACTAGAGACGCTAAAAGACGTGACACAGGAGCTTGTAGAGGCTAATAACAAGAAACTAGTTGTCTATGGAAAGAAAGACACACGATACACGCTTAAGCTAGTGCCTATATTCAAGAAAATCATCACAAAGTACAAGATGATTAAAGTGTATAAGCATGAAATGAGAGCCTACAAGGCTTACTCAATCATTGAGAAGCAGGGAATTTATCTAGACCCTAACAGAAGCAAGGTTAGTGAGCAGCTAAGGGCTGAATACACAGAGCTTCTTGAAGAGCTTAATGAGGTGGCTGAAATCAACTGGAACTCTACACAGCAGGTAGGCAAGGTCTTATTTGGTAAGAAGGGTGCTCCTGTGATTGTAGATGGTAAAGAGGTTGGAAAGTCCTTGGGACTGAAACCTGTGAAGAAGAGTGGCTCAGGAAATCCTAGCACAGACGATGAAACCCTTGTGGAGCTATCAGCTGTGAGTGAAGTCGCTAAGAACCTAAGAGAGTATAAGAGACTGACGAAGCTGGATACGTTTATCAAGTCATGGGACGAGATAGCGGTAGATGGACAAATTCACCCTAGCTTTAATATCACAGCTAGGACAGGAAGGACAACCTGCTCAAACCCGAACCTTGAATATGCTGAGGGCTCGTAAAACCTTGTGAAAACGGTGAACGCTGAGATTGCCAATACCGTGCCAAGCCTCACAGAGGAAGGTGTAACGACTAAGAAATGCCTAGGGCAGAGTAACACGAGCGCAAGGATTGGTTACTTAACCAATATGATATAGTCTGAACTTATGGGAAGTGAACCATAAGAACTAGAGGATAAAGAGCCTCTAGGGTAACAGGTATTGTCAGCAAGTACCACAGAATAGTAATGTACGAGGGATTATACATGGAAGAAAATGGTATAATATTATAGAAGCGGATTACTCCCAGCTTGAACTGCGTGTAGCCGCTGAGTTTTCAGGAGATAAGAATATGATACATGCTTACCAATCGGGAAGCGATTTGCATACAAAAACACAAGAGCTGATGTTTGGAAACCTTGAGGGATTAGACCATGATGAGCTTAAGAGAAAACGGACTCAGGCTAAATCATGTTTCAGTGGAGATACTGAAATTCTGACAGATAAAGGGTTTGTACCATTCAATATGTATGACGGAGTAACTAAGGTAGCTCAGTATAATATTGAGTCACAAGAAATTAGTTACACAGAGCCGTTAGACTTTAGAATGATACCAAACCAGAAAATTTGTGTGTTTGAGAATGAGAACACCTCACTAAAACTGACACCAAACCATGAGTGTATTATTCAAGTACAGAATACTAGAAAATACATGAAGAAGCTACCTTTTGAGGAGTTGGCAGGTCATGGACAAGCTAAGTATGCTTGGGTAAATGCAGGTTATTACAGCTATGACAAAGAAAAGTTCATAGAGGATAAACTAACAAGATTTGTTGCTTGTTTTGTAGCAGACGGAAGCTATAGTGCCTCAAAGAACGCTATCAAATTTGGGTTTACAAAGAAACGCAAGATTGATAGGTTTAGATGGTTACTAAAAGAGCTAGGAGTGTCCTGTGAACCTAAAATACAAGGAAAGTTAAAGATAAGCTATTTTACATTAAGTGACTTTACGCTACTAAACCTTGTGAAGAGATACTGTACTGAGGATAAAACCCTCCGTGAGCCTGCTCTTACTGAGTTAAACCCTCTTGTGTACCTTGAGGAAGCAGGTCATTGGGACGGTCATACTAATAAGTTTGGTCTAATTAGAGTATCCTCAACAAACAAGGAGACTTTAGATAAAATGCAGATAATGGCTATACAGTCTGGAGTCCGTGCAAGGCTTATTCTAAGAAATGAAGCTTATGATAATGTAAGTACCACTTGGGAATTATCCTATAACCTTGCTAAAAAGCCTTTAAGTAGGTTTGAGAGTAAGGATATTGACACACGAACTCATCACAAGACAAACTACAATGTCTACTGTGTGACTGTTCCTGAACACAATATTGTAATCCGTCATAACGGAAAAGTATCAATACAAGGAAACTGCAATTTCGGATTTATCTATGGTATGCAGGCTAAGTCATTCCGAGATTATGCAAAGGGATATGGACTAGACTTGTCACAGGAAGAGGCAGAAGATTTTCGTAACAAATTCTTTGAAGCTTATCCTACCTTACCAACGTGGCACAAGAAGAATATTAACTTTGCTCAAAGTTATGGTTATGTAGAGTCTCCTATAGGACGTAAACGTTTTCTAAGAGACATCTGGTCTGATGATTGGGTCAAGAGGTCTTCTGCTGAAAGACAGGCTCTTAACTCAGCTGTGCAAGGGTTTGGAAGTGATTGCTGTATCTCAGCCATGGCAGATATTGTATTCTCAGATGATTTAGACCACAGCAGGGCTAGAATAATCGGCACAGTACATGATGCTATTCTTGTAGAAGCTGAGGAGGATTATGCTCAGGAAGCTTCTGAGATTATCAAGAAGCACATGGAGAACCCCTCAATACTTAAAGGAATAAAGATGGAAGTACCTCTTGTAGCCGACGTGGAAATCGGCAAGGGCTGGGGTCTTCACTAAGGAGGAATAATGATTGAAGAATACTGTAATAAATGGGGAATACTCCCTGAGTGCCTACATATTGTAGAATGTCTGGAAGGCAATGAGCACTACACCTATGCTGGAGGAAATGTTCACTCAGCTAAGGAAGGTGACTATATTGTTGTCTCAGATGACCTACTTACCTTCTCTGTGCGTAAGGTTACTGATGTGTTCCAGAACAAAGAGGTAGTGAAGGCTATCCTGAATGGCGACCCAGATGTATATCCCATTGTGCAAAATGTCTCAAGTGGAGTTAAGTGCCTGCTCAGAACAGCTGACAAAGTAGCTGACAATGACAGACTTAACACCATGCTAAAGGAGCGTCTAGGAGTTACCCTCAATGAGGTAAACAAGGCTCTAAAGGAGTTTAAGCATGATAATTTGGAATAAAAACTGCTACGCAGAGAAGGAATACCGTGACATTAAGAAACAAAATCGAAAGGCTTTCTTACTAGACCCTGAGGGCTACTGTGAAAAGCAGAAGGAATTTAACCCCAAGTATGTATTAGTCACAGACAAGGATACCTACTACATGGATAACTGGATTAAAGGCATAGGGTATATCAAGAAGGAACTTGGAGATAATGTTGGACGGTATTGGTCAGCCATGGAGGTGTTTAACCTCAAACATGCCTTACCTAAGAACTATGTCTCACTAAAATTCTCAGTAGACGTAGGGGATAATATTCTTGTAAGATATATCTCACATACCTGTATGTTTGAGTGTATGATTAGGGAGACTACCCTGAACTATAAAATCTACTATGGCGATAAAAAGGAAATTGAGGAGGTGGTACTTTAATGCCTAAGACAAGTATCAAAATGCAAATTGAGCTTCCTAAGGAGCTTTCAGACAACTTACTGACTATCTCAGGGTATTTAGGGATTAAGCGTAACGAGGTAATCGCTGACGCTTTACGTGAATACTCAGAGCGTGTCACACCTAATGCACAGGAATATGAGCGCAAGCTCTCAGAATACAAAGAAATGCTACAGAAAGAGCTGTTCGGAGTAGAAGCTCCTGTGAAAGATGTTGACGTAATTGAGTCAGATGAAGAAGACTTTGAAGAAGATGACCTAGATGTAGAAAACTTTATGAAGGAGCTTGGACTTAAATGACAGTAAACAAAGACAGCTCAGTAGGTATCACAGAAGACCTGATTACAAATATCATGAACCTCTGTGCCTCTGAGTACCACATGAATATCCTTGTAAGGAAATATGAGGATAAGCTTTCATTCTGGTATGCAGATAACGCTAAGGAAGACCAAGATGAGATTATGAAAGTAGACGAAGCTCTGAGAGAGACTGAGCTACTCTTAAAAGAAACCACAGAAAACCGACGTAAGGCAATGAAGCTACTAAAGGAGCAGGCTAATGAGGAAGGTAACCCTGATATGTGGTGTCTTCTAAAGCACATGTTCACAGCCGTTATCACTTCCTTTGAGGTATGGCAGGTAGACCTATCTAACCTTAAAGCTAAGTATGGCTTTATTGAGCAATCACGAGCAATGAATAAGGTGCTTGCAATGTTCCTAGGCTTCCCTGTGACACCGTGCTCAGCCTGCCTTACAGACCAACTGGAACAGGAAGGAAAGTAACAATGGCAATAGGAGATATTCTTGATTTAATGAGTCCTTATGCTCAGTGTGAGATTGCCTACTATTGGAATGATGACACTGTAGTGCCTTACTGTTACCGCTTTGATGGCTTTACAACACAGCACACAAAGGAGTTTAAGCTACTGAACAAGACTATCCCTGTGAAAAAGATTACTACAAGAAACCATGTAATCATGCTGATTGTAACACAGGAGGAGTTGTTTGGCAGTTGAAATTATAATGAACCCTTATTACTCAGCCATAAGGAATACCCGAATAAATGTGATGGCACAGGTTCGGGAGTTCAAGAAAACGCTTGAAAGTTACGGTGTGAGCTATGAGGTAGTAGAGCTCAATGATGAGCACAAGGAGTTCCTGTATGATATTATGGACGAGGATTACTACAAGCTAGTAAGGTTCAAAGGACCTATGCCTAGCTCATTTGAGGAACTACTTGAAAAGCCTGAGTTTATGAGAAATGTCATTGTAGTTGATATGGATAAGCTAAAAATAGGCTTTGTAAACTCAGAAGAAGACCCTTACAGCATGTCGGTATTTAAGCCTCGTGCTATGAGGAATGTAACTAGAATGGATAATTTATCCACAGCATATTACGAAAGAGGGGTATCATGAACAGATATAGTATTTCACGGGTAAACACTTACCTAGAAAATCCATGGAAGCACTGGTGCAAGTATATTGCAAAATATAAGCCAAAAGAAGGCAAAATCAACACTGTGTATATGGATAGAGGAACAGTCATGCACCGTGTCATGGAGCTTGTAGCTACAGGCACAGATAGCAAGGAAGCACTAAAGCAAGCCTCTGTTGTAGACTTTGCACAGGAAAGTATTGACGGGGGGATTAGAGCCTCTGAGCGCTACTTTGAACACTTCGGATTTGAAGGACTATTTAAGACTACTGAGGTTGAGAAAGAGATTACTCTCGACATTTCAGAGGAAGTTGGTCTTGGCACAGAGGTAGGGTTTATTGGCTATGTGGACGCAGTTCGGACTAATGAAGACGGCTCTGTGACCTTGGTTGACTATAAGACATATAGCACAAAACCTGCACAGGATAAAATGGTACTATCATTACAGGCTAACATGTATATGTATGTAATGACTAAGCTAGGCTACAATGTGCGAAACTTTGTGTTTGAATGTATCAATCCTAAGGAGAAGCTGGTAGGTAGAGCCTACAAATACCTTGCTATTGATATGCCTTACCGTGAGGCTCTGTGTGATGAGTTCTTTGAGCAGTTCTGCATGCTTGTACGAATGATTGAGCAAAATCCCGAGTTCAAAATGTATAAATACGGAGACTACATGCCTGATATTTATGATGAGCTGTTTAAGGTATGGCAGGGAATTGTTACAGAGGACTTTGATACCTTTGTAGCAGAGAACTTTTTGGAGGAAGAGTGATATGTGGAGAGAACTTCTTACAGGTATCATGGGAGTATTGTTAATCTTAGCCTGTACACTCATAGTTGGCTCAGGAATACTCTTACTACTGATTTATGTGAAGACACCACTACAACTACTATTTGTGGGACTAGGACTTGTTGTGTTTTCACTAGGAGTTATTGGAATTTTATCGAGGGACTGATATGTGGAAATACTTGTTTGCCGTAGCCCTAGGCTTTATAATCGGGGCACTAGCTTACTCATACCATATTCAAGAGCACACAATGCCTATTGAGGAGGTTGAGCAGAGCTATATCACAAAAGATGATGGAGCTGACTTAGCTAAGAAAGCTTACTTTGAAGGAAGAAAAGACCAGCAGGAAGAAGACCTAGAGCTTCGTTCAGCGGTTCAGGAGGCTAAAAATGGAGGAAATTAGAAATCCTCAGCGTTATACACAGGAAGGGAATAAAATGGAGTGCTGGGACTTCTGGCTACACTATGGGCTAAACCCTCTTATTGCCTCAGCTGTGAAATATGTATGGCGCTATAAGGATAAGAATGGGAAACATGACCTTGAAAAGGCTCTTGTGTTCCTGCATAAGGCTAGGGAAGAGGCTGATAGAGTATTTTACTCTGTGTCTTGTGCAAAATTCCCTGAGTTTGAGGAGTATAAGGCTATGACCTATCCTCAGTATTTGATTATTGCTAATTCTGTGCTCACAACTGAGGCAGAAAGTTACCTATTGGGTATTGATAACATGATTACCCTGATTAACAAATTGATTGGAGATGAGTATGACATTTATTAAGAAAAACATTAACACTATTATTAACATTGCTTTGGTAATTGCACTTGGATTTTCATTCCTGTACACACAGAGCGTTGAGGTTAAGTTCACTAAGCTTAAGAAAGACTCAGAAGCCCGTATCACTAAGATTACAAAAGCCACAGAGAACTATGGTAAGAAGCTTGATGAAGCCCTTGAGGCTAACAACAAGGTGAATAAGAGCCTAGATGAGCTGATTGCTTCCTTGAAGGCTAAATATGTGGATAACAAGGAGGGACAATAATGGAATACATTATTATTGGGATAATGTTCCTAGTAATGCTGTTAATGTTCTTATGTGACATTGGTAAGTACAGTGGCTATCCTAAGGAGTCCCTAATCCGTGTACGCTATAAGGACACAAAATACTCATTTGGGACACAAGCAGTCAATGGGGACTGTGTAGATATGTATGTCCCTCAGGATATTGAGTACAAGGCAGGAGATACTGTCAAGGTTGACTTTGGGGTAGCAATGGAGCTACCTGTGGGCTTTGAAGCCCATGTATATCCACGCTCAAGTACCTTTAAGAACACAGGACTGTTACTGACTAACTCTGTGGGTATCATTGATAATGACTATAACGGAGATGATGATACTTGGGGAGCTATGTTCTATGCCACACGGGACGGAAAGCTTGAAGCTGGTCAGCGTGTATGTCAGTTCCGTATCTTTAGAAATCAGCCTGACCTCATTTTCTTACCAGTAAAACACTTAGGTAATGAGAATAGAGGTGGCTATGGCTCGACGGGTAAATAGGAAGTTGCCGTGGGTGAAGTTCCGTGATACTGAAATGGCTTACGGAAGCAGGCTCACCCTGAGAGCTTTCTACAGGTATAACAAAGGGCGTAATAAGATATATGTCTATAAGAAAGACGGCTATACGCCTGAATTTATCATCAATAACACAGGGCACATTAACTATGATTGGGGAAGAAGTAACCTAAGAGAATACGGTTCAAGTACCATTTTACAATTTTACGTAAAAAATGATGAATTTTTTGTAAAAATTTAGCAAAAAGGTATTGACTTACTCCAATCCCTGTGATACACTATACTAGAACTAAACAAAAGGAGATATTGCAATGAAACTTAAATCATTGACAAAGGTGAAACTTCACCAGCTTACTATTGTGTATGGTAGACCTGCCTCAGGCAAAAGTACCATCATTAACTCCCTTCCGGGAAAGACCCTCATCATTGATACGGACCGTGGCTTAGCCTCTGTGAACCCTGATGAGCGTTATGATGTAGCTGAGTGCTACACATGGGAAGATGTCCTTGAAGCCTTTGCAATCGCTAAGACGGGTGACTATGACAGCATTGCTATTGACCACTTCACTAATGTTCAGGAATTATGTTACAAGAGCATTATGGAAAAATACAAAGTAGATAAAATGCAAATCCAGCACTATGGAGAAGCTTCACCATTACTTAAGAGCCTTGTTGACCAACTGGTCGGCATGAGCTATGATGGTAAAAATGTTCTTGTAATTGCACAGGAAATGAGCATTAACGTGGAGGAAGATGAAGGGGAAGACGTTCCTAAGGTAATCTGCCCTAACCTGTCTCCAGCACTACGGAGCTATCTACAGGCTTCTGCTCGTATCATTGCCCACACACAGAAGGAAAACAAGAAGACCTTTGAGAACGGCAAGAAGTCCATTGAGGAAGTCTACATTGCTCAAGTAGCAGGTAACCCTATCCTGACCACTAAGGTTACACGCAAGCCAGGAATTGAAATTCCTAACAAGATTAAGAACCCTACATGGGCTAAACTCACAAAACTTATCACAGGAGAGACTGCTAAGAAGCCAGCTAAGGCTAAAGAGGAAGAAGCCTCTGTGAAAGAAGAAAAACCAAAACGCACAAAGAAAGCTAAGAAAACAGAAGAATAGGAGATATAATCATGTCAAAAATTAAATTTACAGCAGAAAAGAATGAAGGACTTTCATTTACTTACACAGAAGGTACATTTACAGTAGTTATCCAAGCCTTTGAATGGGTAGAGCCATCAGGTCAAGGCAAGAAGCCTTACTACAAGGTAACATTCCGTGGAGACTTTGGTACTGATACTAAGACTTATGGCTTCCGTATGTTTGATACAGCATTTGGTCGCTCAGACTTGTATGACCTTGCAGAGGCTGTAGGACTTGACCCTAAAGGTGAAATGGACACAGAGGACTTCATTGACCGCTATGTGAACATTACCCTTGAAGAAGGTGAGCCTTACAATGACAAACCTCAATGGGATGTGGTAGCGATTGAACCTGCTGGTGACGTTGAAGATGATGAAGACGATTACGCAGATGATGATGAAGATGATGAGTGGGACGACTAATCCCAACTACGATACATTTATCGAGGAAGTCAGTTCATGGTTAGAGAGAGGTAAGGACTCATTTGAGGGAGCACTTAGTCTTACAGATAGTAAGGTTACGCTTAACCCTAGAGAGTTCCCACCTCTCTTTTATCTAAAGGAAAATGTTCAGCGGATACTACACCTATTGGAGGTGTATAAAAACGCTGATACATTTGACAAGCTACTCACTGTGTTCATAAACATATATGTCAAGGACTATGATACTATAATGGAGTACAGCCTTCCGGGGGGCTTCTATACCATTGAGGAAGCTTACACTCTAGCACAGAACCTCAGGAATGGGAGTAGGGAGAGCTACTTTGAGTATTCCATAGGAGCGTTCATGTCAACTATACCCTATCTAGCTGTAGATAAGAGGGTAGGATATTACAGCTTAATCAAAGCTATCAAACCTATCACAGGGTACTCTGGTAGGCACATAGAGCTTGCTAACATGCTATACCTAATGCCTGAGTGTAAGGTATCCATGAGGTTAAGTCCTAACAGGAAGGAACAATTATTCAGGCTATATGATGTGTATGGAAGGCTAGAACACAGGAGTGAATTGACAACCTATATATCTAATATTGACTTTAGATGGTGGAGTTACCAAAATAGGAGGGTGTATCCTCCTGTGATTGGTGACTACAAGAAACTTACTATGAAGAAAGAGGATTTTATAATTCCTGAGAGGATAAAAAATGAGAACATTAACCTCCTATACGATAAAACATATAGATGAAATGGGAGACTGTTATCTTGAAGAGACAGTAGAGTCTCTCCAAGCTAGAAATGAACGGCTTCGTGAATGGGCAGGAGGCTATCCTTACTCAACTGTTAAGACAGGTGACATCACTGTGCTTAGTAAAATAAATGGGGAAGAGGTATGGTTCTATGTCAACAAAGATATTTGATGAAGCCTATGACAAAGAAATATTCGAGTTAAATCGAAATATTCCTGAAAGAGTAATTGCAGAAGACGGTACTCTCTATGACACAGAGGGTAATGAGATTTCCCTTGATGAGGCTATCAAACGCTATGTTGCCCTTGAGCGTGAGGTCAAGATACTCGCCGCTGTGAAGTCTACTAAGAGCAAGCTTCGCAATGAGTTTAACCTAAAGCGTAAGAAGGTCCTTCGTAAAGAGCAAGACATGTACTACCGCATTATTGCTGATTTACAGGAGACAAAGAAGCTCTCTAAGGCTGTAGGGCTGGCTAGAAACACCCTAACCACACGCCATGGTAAACGCAGGAGAAAGCCTACTGTGAAGGAAGCTAAGGCTAGGCTCATGAAGGCTCTTAAGGAGTATGAACGTGCCAAGGACCGTGCACGGGAAGAGCGTCAGAGAAAAAGACAACAAAAAAAGACCAATTAAGGTCTTTTTATTTTTAGCAGTTACAGTCCTTCTTAGGTACTTCTGGAGTCTTCAAGCAATCAGGAAGCCCTGTGCCTGCAATAGGGCGATACTCAACCTTAATATTATGCACACGGAATGTCCCTGATGAGGTATTGTTTTGAATAACCTCTATCACGATATTTTGTCCCTTAGGTAGCACAATGGTGTCTGAGCAAGGCATAGCTCCATCTGTGAGCCCTGTCATTTGCCAGTGGATACCACGTTGCTTAACCATATCAGACTCATCACCGGGCCAACCTTCACCACTTGTGCGGACTACAAAGGTCATGGTATTATCCACAGCAGGGTTGAGCTCATTACCATCAGCACACCAGCGGATATAGCAGTGCATGTCTTGGTCAAACGTACCACGCTTACCATCATCAATACCTCCCTGTGTGTCCCAGCCATATTCTGAGTCCTTATAGAGGTTTATAGCATACCGTGTCATGATAGGCTTGTAGAAGTTTTGCCCCTCTACCCCTGTGTGTCGGTAATACTTAGTTTCATAGCCCTGATTACCCTGAGCTTTCAGGTACTCTGTGATACATTGGAGTAAGTCCCAAATAGCACAGATGTTCTGAATAACATGCTCAAACTGACAAGCAATCTTTTGGAAAGCCCGTTTAAAAAAGTTTTTATCATAGCAGTCCTGATTTTGGGTTGCACAGGCATATCTTCCAATGCCCTCGTTATTCTCTTTCCGTAGAGCGTCACAGTCTGCTGGGTAGATGTCCTCGCAGGCGCAATCCTCATACCAGCACTTATCTTTATATTCTTCTTTGTATGAAGCCATTATCTTCCTACCTTTCCTTGAGCTATCCATTTATTATCTAGGTAGATACGGTTAGCTCCAAATCCTTCTGTCTTAGCCTTACTCTGGTCTATGGTTGAGTTAGGAGGTACTTTCCATGTCCCATTGCCATAGACTTTCATATCCTTATTGAGTGTAGTGAATGAGGTGAACTGACCTCCTGCTGTCTGTCTGATAGCCCAAGGCTTAATCAACACAGCTGGTGAAATAATAATCTCAGATGGTATAGACCAGTTTAAGAATATCTCAGAGGACTTATCTCCTGAAAACCAACTGTGGACGAACTTAACTATTCCCATTGAGGAATTAGTGGTGTATAGGTTAAGCTCCACAGCCTTATTGAATGGTCTGTTTACAGCCTCATTAAATCCTTTTGTGATAGGGAACTGTTTCTCAATCACAAGCTGGTCAAGGGCAGTAAACTTCATTCTAGCGTCAGCACCAGTAGGGTTCACAGGTTGGACTTCATACTTAGCAGTACCTACATAAATCTGTAGGTTGTTAATAATGATTTTGTCTCCCTTGAACCCAAAGGTTGGAATGACTTGGAACTGAACTTCTCCTTTACCTACTACAAATCCACTAACACTCTCTTCCCACACAGCGGAAGCATTATCCCAGCCTGTACGGACTTTAAATTCAGAGGCGTTTGTACTCTCTAACTTAAACTTTGTGTTAGCCTTAGCCCATGTCAGGGCTTCTTCCTTTGTGTTGAATGTTGGCATTACTCTACTCCTCCTGCAAGGTCACCAGCGTTAAGTGTGTTAGATGTTCGGATAGCTCTGTTTCCGTTAGGAGTTCCTCCAAACACGTTGATATTACCTGTAGCAATATGACGGTCAGCCTTGAGGCTACCAGCAAGAATGTCTGTACCAGCAACTTCCCAAGCACCTGAGTCTTTAAGGTCTTGTAGGAGCTTCTTAACAGCTGTCTCTAAACTATTATACTTAGTTTGTAGTAACCTGAACTCTGAACGGTCTAGCTTAGAGGCTAAATCACCGAATGTAACTAGGTCATTAGTATTCAAAGAGAAGGTTGTTCCATTAAGGCTCAGCCCATTTCCTGCATAATACTTAGTATCATTGTCAGCTCTACCCTCTAGGGCAGTAACCTTGGTGCTCAGTCCTTGCACAGTAGTATTGAGCCTGTTAATACCCTCTGTGACATCAGTATTGCTTGGTACATCTAATGAGCTAGCTCCCCAAGAACGAGGACCTGTACCCTCATAGAAGCACACACCAGCAATCTGTAGCACAGTATTGTTAGGTACATCAGCCTTCATACGTCCTAAAAGAATTTTAGGTGTAAATGGAGCTGTATCATATACTTGGAAGCTTACTGTGTATAAAGCCCAGTTGGCATTTACTTTCACAGTTACATCACCATCAATGTTAGTATTCATTCCTCCTGTGGAGCTATACACAATACATACCTTTGAAGGTGAGTACAGATGGTTACCAAAAGTAATCTCACTAGTTGCCTTAGCAAAGAAGCTCACTGTGTACCATGTTCCTGGATTAAGAGGGTAGCCTAGCTGAGCATTGAAGGTATCAGCTGTACCAGCTCCTGTGCCTCTGTTTTTCTCACTGATAGCTAGTCCTAGGTAGTTACCATTAGGAGCTCCATAGGTGTTGGCTGAGCCGTCTCTAGTGCCTTTAATGAGGTTATCAGCACCTACCAGCAGTGTACCAGAAGGCTCTGGGATACTGTCAGTCACAGGCTTAGTTGTCAATGTCAGATAAGTAAATCGCACAGGGAAGGTCTTAATATCAATGCCATCAATACGAACATTCAGAGCATTTACTTTAAGGTCTTTCTCAGCAAGCGTCCATGTGTAGGTAATCTCGTTACCTTTAGCCTGCATAGATTGTTTACCTGCAAGCCAGCCTACATACCAGTTAGTCGGATTAGCCATGTCATAGGCTTCCAAAGCAAGCTGAGCTGTAGCAGGGATAGCTGATGAGGTATTCACATCAAACTTAGCCTTAATATACAGCTTATCTCCCACAGAGAAACCAAGGCCACCTAAGGACTTCTTATCTGTGAGGTAATATAGTGGAGCAGCATAATAGCCTGAGCCTCCACTACGCTTACCTACCCAGCCGTTACCATGGTACTTGTTGATATAGTTCACAAGAGGAACTTCAACAGCCTTGGTTTCTAAAGCAGGGATTTTATCAATATTAGCTTTCACAGCAGGGTCAAGTTTAACTTCCCAATCCTTAGTGGCTGTCTGTGTACTAACAATACCTTCTTTACCGATTACTGACACAGAAGCTACTCCCTTAGGAGCTTTAAGCTCACCAATTTGACGCTCTACGTTCTCTAGTCGCTCATTGGTAGGTACTTTTGTGCTGTCTAGTGACACAGTGTAGTCATTATTAGTCTTAGCTACCAGAATACCATTTCCGGGATTCACAGTGGTTATAGTGTCTCTATCCTGTGTGACTACAGCTGAGATAGTCCCCTCTGGTGAGATAGTGATACCTTGACCTGCTTTATAGGTCTTGCCCTCTCCACCTGAGCCAGTACCATTGAGCTTAATCATGGCGTCCCTAGCACGGTTTAAAATCCATACATTCTCAGCACTATCCATGTAAGCATGGTTGCGGTCAGCATAGAACGGGTCAGGCTTCTCAGACTTGACAATAAGCCAAGTACCTTCATCAGGAAGGCAATCTTGGCAATAGTCTTTTCCGTCATTACATTCACACTCATAGCATTTGTTACAAGTCATTAGTTCGTTTCCTTTCCTCCTGTGCTGTAGTAGTTCACACAGGTTCTAATCATACCCTTACCAAGCAGGCTATCTGTACCCTCTGTGAACTCAGAGGTTGTCTGCTTATTAGGTATCAGGGTGTACCCCTTACTATTATACCATATTGTATCTGGTGTAGGAGCACAGAAAGTGCTCTTTTCATGGACAGCTGGTGCAATAGGCTTATTAGTTGCAGTGTCAATAAAGGTAGTCACTGTGATATAGTCAAGCCCCCTAGCCTTAGCAATCATAGCCTCTTTACCTACAGGAGGACACACAGAGCAGGCTGTCTTACACTCTCTAAGGGGTGCTAGGGTACATAAACCACAAGTAAGCTCATTCAGGAAGCCTGTGCTCTCATGAATGTTAATGTAGTTAGGTGTAGGAGGCAGTTCTTTCAGCTTAGCCTGATAAGGAACTACTGGCATAGAACTTATCACAGGAGCTGTATTTAGGTTAAATCCTGATACATTCTTCTTGTAGCTTCCTATATTAAATGCAATAGTGTCAGTGAATACTCCCCATATAATAGACTGAGGACCTTCTCCTAGAGGATTTCTAGTGTAGTTGCTTAGTCTACCGTTCTGTGCTGTTACATAAGAGCCGTTGATAGGTATAGTGTAACCAGTATCCACTGAGAAGTAAGTACCCTGACCTGACTCAGCACCAAACGGTTGCAGGTTCAGGATAGCTGTTTCTTTATAGGTAGGCTTAACTTCCTTACCGTCAGCGGTAAAGAAACGTACCTCTACAATAAGCTCAGAGCTATACTGCTCATTGCTACCCTCTGTGTGGATAGTGATTTGCTTATATGGATTTGTAGGTATTCCAATAATCACACCCTTCTTAGGGTGCTCGGTTGACACAAGAGTAATTCTCATCTTGATAGATGAAATCTCTTTCCCTGCTAAAATAGTAGTTGCATTTGCAAAGTCTACCGTCATTTCCTCACGCTCTTTTAAATAGGTATAGACCAATTCATTTGAGGTAAAGGTAGTAACATCAGGGATAGGATTGACACTTGCAGGCTCTTTAGTATCAGAGCTTAGTTTACGTCCTCTAATTGTCTTAGCCATAACAGCATTAGGAGACATTTGAAGGTACTGACTAGCCACTGCCTGAGGATAGCCTTCCTTAGTCAAGTTAGCCTGTAAGATAGAGATACGGCTTGTGTATTCTTGCTGGTCTTGCTGGTACTTAATAAGTGCCCCTTTATTATACTCATTAACAAAGGAAGCCTGACTATCATAGTCTCTCTTAAGCTTATTGTTATATGCAATAGCGTCAGACACAGTAGAATTAGAAGCTGTTACCAACTTATTGGCATTTCTCGTCAGCTCATTTATCCTACCACACAGAGCCTCGTTAGCTTTATTAAGCTCTTCAAGGTTCTTTTTGTTTGCCTTAATTCGGTCATTTAGAATATCAGTCAGCCCTAGTGTGTGACACAGGACATTGATAAAGTTGTTGACAAACATAAATACATTACTAAAGCCCTTAGAGCTAAGCTCCTTCATGTCACAGGGCATACCTGTTTCAAACATAGGAGCTATGGGCTCTAGTAGGTCCTTGTGCAAGTCCTTAACCTTCTGACAGGTATCATCACAGGTCTTGCCTATATCTATACATTTAGGTTTGCAACCATTATCACACTGACATTCCTTAAACCTGCATTTCATACAAGTTACGCAGTCTGCCATTAAAGCTCCTCCTCTGGTAGTGCTTCAAGAGTGGCTACAAGTCCCTCAAAAGAGCTGTCAGCTACCACAATCTTGGTTGTGGCATACTGGTTGTAAAGCTCAAGAATTTTATTCATCTGAGCTTGCAGGTCTTTCATTCCCTGAACCATTTTCTCTTGCTTCTGGTTGATACATTTGTTATTTTCGTCAATAACTTTAGTACGTGAGTAGATACAGCAAATATTCTTAATAATCCAGCATAGTTGCAGTATCATATTCTTATAGACACAGGAGATACCCCTGAATAGCCTACCTAAGAACTTAGGAATATCACAGGCTAGTAGGGACTCGTTCCGCTGTGCCATTAGCTTAATCTTATTATCATTTAGGTCATGTAAAGCGTTACATGCGTCCATTCCGGGAGTGATGGTAGGGCAGTCACACAAGGCATACTTTCTTGCCTGACATATGAAGTGCCCACACTTATCTCCACAGGAACTACATTCCTTAACAGTCAAATTCTTTCACCTCACAGCTTCCACAATCAATCTCTACCTTAGGAATTTCAGGCACAGGAGGAATATCAATAGGGATTAGGTTATCCCGTGTGAAGTTCACCTCTAGCTGTCCATAGGTAGGGTCATAAAGCCAAGTATCACGAGTAGAAAGTACGTGCACAGAGCCTCCAGTAGAGCCTGTGGTCTGTAGTGGTACTGTTCTATTATACTCAATTCTACGGTTAGGGCTTTCATTAAACGAACGGAATGGGTCATAGGCTTTATAGTAAACCTGATTGCCTGCTCCATCAAACACAGCCATGGTAGCTGTAGAAGCCCCTGTCATAGCGCCTGTAGGCTCATATCTCACAGAGGTGATAGTAACAGCCTTTAGGAAAGCCTCTACATACCCTGTGGTTGTATTAAGCCTGAACTCACGCTCTACTGTTCCATTAAGGCTACCATTACCAATAACAGCTCCACCTACCATGTTCCACTCAATGGTAAAGTTAGTACCTGAAGTAGATACCCGTGTGTAAGTACCTGAGCCTGCTTGTGAGCCTCTAGGAAACATATTCATGCGGACTGTGTTGTTAGCAATCTCAATGGACTTCTTCTGTGCGTCATCTCTGAGCTTCTGAATGAGCCTATTTCGCACGTTATTACCTATGTCATAGTTATTCTTAGCTATCTTAGCTAAACGCTCACAGGAAGCCTGCTGTGCGTTCTGAATACACATTTGTTCCTTACGTAGATGGTCTGTTTGCTCACGTAAGCACTGGAACTCTTCACCTACATGACAGAGCTGGTTGATAATGTTCTTGGTAACACACCAGAGCCCATATGCTGAGCGTCTGATAACATTAGGCAGGTTCACTACGTACTTATTCCTAAGCTCATGTACCCCAGCACGTTGGAAACGCTCCTGTGCAATAGCCTTAAGGTCTTCACAGACATCAGGTCCTCTACCGATATTCTCACATTCCTCACACTCATTACACTTCTTACAAGGACGCTTAGGTCTTGGTCTGAGAGGTCTAGGAGTAGGAGGCACAGGAGGTTCTCCCGGCTTATCAGGTTTGTCAACCCTAGGAGGCTCTTGTGGAGGATTATTAGGTAAACTAGGCACAGGGAGCTGAGGCTCTAGCACTGGTCTAGGAGGCTCTTTAGGCTCTTCTGGCTTAGGTGGGATTGGGATATGTGGTACTTGGACATCAAGACGGTCCATGGTGAAGTTAATATCCACACTACCTTGAGTAGGTTCATCAATCCACACATCACGAGTCCACAGAATACCTACACGTCCTCCAGTAGAACCTGTGAGCTGAATAGGTGTTTGTTGGTTAAGTTCTACACGTCTGTTAATATTCTCACTGAATGGCTGGTAAGGGTCATAAGATTTTGTCCAAATGATTTGGCTATTAGGAGTATACACAGTAAAGGTAGCTCCAGCAGAAGCCCATGTATCATTTGGGTTAAATGAGTAGTTAGCACTAGTCAAATTGAAGGCTACAATGTAAGCTTCAATCCTGTCTTCCTTACGTACAAAGCGATACTCGACGTTACCACGAAGCACACCGTTACCTACTACACGCCCTGTGTTTACCATGCGCCATTGGATAGTGAACTCATTACCGTTAGTAGTGATGCTTGTGTATGCTCCTCCTCCTGTGCTTGAACCAGAAGAGAACATATTCATGCGTGTGGTACGTTGCACACGGTCTAGCGCTTGTTGTAGTGCCTCATTCTCAAGCCTACGCCTACGCTCAGGGTCAACAGCCTCATCATATTCACGCTTCTTCTGACGATAGACAACAATATCCTTGTCATACTGAGCCTTGTCAGCTGTGTACTTATCTTGCTTAGCCTGATTACGCTTAGTCCGCTCAGCGTTTTCTGCTGTAATACGGGTAATCTCAGCCTGAATAGCATTACGCTCCTTAGTATAAGAAGCTAGTTTTTTATCATATTCAGATTTGTTAATTAGGTAGGTTTCATATTTCTCAATGAGCTCTTTGTAACGTGCCAAGGCATTGTTATAAGCAAGTAGCTTACGCTCGTACTCAGCCTTTTCCTCAGGAGTAATACCTCCGTTGTAGTTACACTTCTCATCAATCCATTTACACAGGTCTACCTTATATGCTTCAAGTAATTGCTCACTTTGGGCTAGTTCCTGCTCAGACCACTTTTCCCCATTCTCTTTAGGAGGACACATAGGGTCTGGAAATACACAGGGTAGATTTTTATTGGACATAACTCCTCCTACTAAAAAGAAGAGGAAACATTTACATATTCCCTCCTCAACCCCTAGGGTCTATTCCTTAGGCTCACCTGCAATAACTTCGGTAAGGCTCTTGTTAGCGTCTTCGATAGCTTTTGCGATAGCCTCTTGCGTCACATCATCAGACTTCTGTGCGTTAATGAAACGGTCAAAGTCTCCGTCCGGTAGGTTGAGGTGCACATGCTTAGCATTTTGAAGCTCACCTACTGTCTTAATGTCTCCAATTCCCCAAACAATTCCATTAGTAATAGCAAGATAGCCCTGCTTACCTGAATTGCTTCGGATTACATAGTTTGTCATTTCGTCTTCCTCTTCTTCAAATTGGTTGTTTGCAATATCATCACTAAGAATAGCGATATTTTTATCTAAGCCACCAGCAATACCTGTACTAGTGAATTGCCACCAGCGGATACCTTCCATGGTAGGATACACCTCCCACACAGGAGTAGGAGTTACCTCATAGTTAGGGTACGCTGCAATCCACAGGGAGTTAGGGTATTTAGCCAAGATGGCTTTATAGTTTACGTTTGCTAAAGTATATGGCTTGTATGAGTAATAGATAGGCTGATAGCCTTTACCAGCACATGCGTCCATGAAGGCTAAGATAGCCTGTGTATTGGCTTCTACGTCTCCACTAGCATTATCCTCATAATCACAGACCAGATAGTTCACAGGCTTGCTAGGTAGGTTGCTCAGGAAGAAGTTAGCTTCTGCAAGAGCTTGTCCTACATCACCGCCAAACCGTGCGAAGTGGTAATATCCAATAGGCACAGAGGTATCAGCCTGAGCTTGTCTAACATCTGACAGATAGGTAGTGTATTCACTGACCTTAATGATTGTCTTATTAGTACCTGCTTGCTGTGTAATAGCTGTGAGGTCTGCTGATTGGTAGGCTGATACATCTAAGAAGTATTCGTCCTTCTTAAGTCCCGGAGCTCCGTTTACGAAGCCTCGTCCACCACCAGAGCTTGTTTGCTTAGCCTGTGTAGCCTGAGCAGTAATGCCCTGCTTAAGACGGAAGGCTGTATCATAGGTAGCCTCATAAGGAAGTCTTGTAAGAGAGAACTCTCCTCCTCTATCTAGGCTACTATTAGGTCCTTGATTTTGCCCTAAGAATGTTCCATACACACCATCAATATCACTGTCAAACACAGCGACGTGTGAATAAGGAGTCCAAGGGTGCTCCTTGAAGATTACAAGGTCACCGGGCTCTAGCATGGTTACTTCATCAAAGTAGTTTAATATACCATTTGAATGACGTTGTTCCCACAGGTCTTTCACAAAACCTGACACAGTGCAGTTAGCATAAGGGATACCGTTCTCTATACAGAACTGTGCATAGCCGTCCCAGCACTGAAAAAGAAACCAACCATCAATATCGAACCCATTACCAAGTACCCTATTCTTAAAGTCTTGGTAACTAATCGCCATTACTGTTCTCCTTGTTTTGTTTCTGTTTCTTCCTGATTTTTCGCATAGTTATTACTTGAGATACCAAGAACCACACCTGCAAACACAGTGATAGCGGAAATAGTACCGATAGCAACAGATGGGTCAAATTTATAGATACCTCCTAGCGCAGTTAGCAACGTGATAAACGCTGGGATAACTACTGTGACAATACGTTTAGCAATGTCATATTGTTTATTCGTTAGGTTCATTTACTTCTTCCTCTTTCTTATAGTAAAGTTTTTCATCTAGCTCATGAATGTAGTGGTTTCCATTAAGAGCATAGTATGATGTGATAATTTCACGAGTTAAGTGGTACTTCTGTTTCCAAGAGAACTCAGTTGAATTATAGATTTGAAGGTATTCATTTCTAAGGGCTGAGCGCTTATTGCTTCTAGCCATTTCCTCCTGAGCCTCTTGATGGGCTTCTGACTCTTTAGTTTTCTGTGTTAACTTAGTCACAAGGAAGGTACATAACGTGGTGATTACTAGGGTCACAGAGGTTATAACTTCCTGTCTGCTAAGAATACTGTCAATCCATTGGTTATTCATTATTACCCCTTACGCCTAGCTTCTAGTTGAACAAAAGGAAGTCCTTTCTGTATACTAGTAACATCTATGTTACCTCCATTATCAAACTCCAGCTTTTTCCCCTTATAAAAGAACTCGTGGGTAGATGGGTCGAACAAGTGATATAGTGAATAGCTACTTAGAGGAGAACTTTTTGTATTGAAGAACCCTTCTAATACTAAACTATCTGAGTCACCAGCTACATCACCGTAAAAGTTTAACATAAGAGGGACATCATCCCCATTTCCTGTTACAATTAACGGGTATGTTTTATTTTGTCCACCGTAATATACTTCGTCGGGATTTAATTTAATCTCAAAAATACCATTTATAAAGGCACTAACCTTATCAATAACAGCATTAGATAACTCCCCACCGCCTCCAGCTGGAAGGTCAACTTCACTTTGTTGCCCATTCTCAACAAGCTTTAGTTTGTTCCCAGAGAGAGACAATCCATAGGTCTTGCCTTCTCCGCCTACCTGTCCTCCCTCTTGGAAGCACTCTCCTACATAAACATTTACAATCTTATCTGACATTATCTACTCCTTAATCAATCTTTCCAAATTCTACAATAGCTACTTTGTTATCAACTGACTCATAAGACACAGAGAATGTACCACCTGAGTTAAGCTGAATAAACTGACCTCCACCAGCTTTCACATGAGTGTACCCATTTGCCTGAATAAAGTCTTTATAGAGATTACCCGGCTGGTCATCACTTCGTGTAAACTGTTTAGGGTCAATCACAAGAGGGTTAGCCATTGGCGTATCACTCTTGAAATGCACAGGGTGTTCATTATACCCTGCCGTTTCTTGCACATAAGCACGGATAGTGCCATCTGTGTAATACTCAGGTAATGCGTTCTGCTTAGGTTCTTTACCACAGTTGAGAACTACTTTAATGTTATCTCCACACCCTCCTGAATTAGCAGGGCAAGTAGCCTTGGGGATAGGCTTATATCCTGTGTATGTGTTATAAACAACTCCACACAGCTGGTCTTCTTTTGGTAGCTTATATGCCATGTTTCCTCCTTAAATCCAACGTGAACGTCGGTCAGTTGCTTTATTTCCTGTCTTAAGCGGTGGTAGCTTAGGTTTTGGAACTTCAATTTTTGGAAATGTTGGTTTAGTCACAGCAGGGGCAGTAGGCAAAGGCTCACCTTCCTTAATGTGTCCCATCACTTCATCAAGCTGAGGCTTCATTCCATTGTAGATACTACTCATTTGAGCTATATAAGCTCCTAGACCGACAGCAGCGTAATCATACTTAGCCACGGGTCTGAATAGTCCTCTTGTGAAGCTTTCAATATCATATTTGTTGTTTGCGTGATATAATGCGTCTGCTCCTCCGATACGGTCTGAAATGAGGTTACAGTGGTCTTCAAAGTAATCTTTGAGACTTGCAAACTTCATGTAGTAACCGCCTTCTGCCCGTGGAGCTCCTTGTGATACTACTACACCAGACTCACGCTGAGGGTTTCCAGTCCATGTAAGACCTCCCCAGTTATTCTCAGGACCTGCATAGGAAGCTCCGGGTGATTGTCCCCAGTTAGTTTCCAGATAGGTCTGACAGATAAATCCGGGAAGCCAAATGCCGTACTTGGCACAGGCGGAAGCCATTGCACTTATCTTATCCTTGGTAAGTACATATCCTCCATAGGAAATGTCCCCACCGTCATAGTTAGCAGTACCTGATGGCAAGTCATTAGTCACAGAGGCGTCTTTCTTAGTTGTTACTACTACGTCAAGGTCTTCTCTTCGTTTAGCACAGGATTTACGGATATAACCGGCTGAGCCGTCCCAGCGGTCAATCTTAATCCAATCACCATCTTCTAGTCCTGTGTACTTGGAACATTGGAAAGTCTTTTCAATAAACTCTCCGTCCTTTTCCTTTAGTACCTCAGTCTCATCACAGGTGACCTCCCAGAATTGATAAGTTCTGGATTTTGTCTTAGTAGTATCATTACCAGAAATTGTTCCCGGCTGATTATTAGAAGACTGCCCTCCTGCTGAGTACCCTTCTTGATTATAAAACCTTACAATATGTGTAGGGTTCAATGGTAACAAGTTAAAGGTATGCTCAGTAACTCCACTCCATGCAGGGTGATTTTGGTCTATACAGGTAGCGCTTGTCTGGTCACCGTGACCGTAAAAGGCTACGTGCCCTGCTGAGTTATAAGCCACAGGTCCGAAGATAATCATATCTCCAGTTTCTAGCTGACCATCATAGGTCTTAACAAGAGCAAGTCTGTAAAGCTGAGGATTGTCATATACGATAGTGGCGGCGACTGGTCCTACAAGCCGAGTTCCAAAGAAGCTGGCAACGTAGTTAGCGAGGTCATAGCAGTTATGATGTAGAAGATTATCAGCAAAATAACTTCTATCACCTGACACCTCTAGCACATATACAGTATCCTCAGAGTAAGTATCCTCAAGGGAAATAAATCTGACACAGGGGGATTTTGTCTTATCTATAACAAGTAACCAGCCTGTGCCTTTTCTTGTAAGATAAGTGTACCAACCTGTGATATGACACATGCGTTGGAGATTTAAAAGCTCTACTTTATCTCCACTGTATATGTGATTTTTAAGAGCGTCTAGCTTATCCTTATCTGTCTCACCAGTTAAGTCTGTAACAAGCTTTTCTCCAAATACTAGGTTTCTAGCTTCCTTAAATCCACCAGATAAGAGGAATACTTTATGGTCTTCTGTCACAGTAAACTTACCTTGTGTAGTATTCATGGTGAATACTTTTTTACACTCAGGTTTATTACTCAGTACAGTATTCCCTGTGGATAACCTGTCACCCTTCTGTAGATTTTTCACAGAAGTGTAAGAACCATCATACAGTCTCACATAGTGGTCTGACGTAAGGCATTGGTATAATCCTCCCGGACCTCCTCCGCCTCCGTCAAAGTCATAATGCTGTCCTAATACATCTTTGCATATATCGTAGCAATTCCTAACCATAATTATACACCATTATTGTCTTTCAGTAAACTTTCACACAAAGCAAAAAGTTCCGTAGTTGGGAAGTATAAATAACCATATTCAGCTATTGAATAATCATCAACAGGACAATAAATAACACTGTTATTATTGCATATACTTATGGCTACTGACTTTTTAACATCATAATTCAAGAATACTAGGCTGTCATAGCAACCCTTCTCTAAAATATGTCCTGCTAAAAATAAATCCCTATCTTCTATTAAACTTAGCATTAGCTTCTGGATAGTAGTCCTGATTAGGTATAGATATTCTAGTCTACTCAAAGACAACCTCCATCATCATAAGTACCTGCTGTACTCTCTTCTCTTCCCTGTATATCTCACTCTTTAACTTCATGTTATCAATCACAGCGGTATAGTCTTGTGGGTGAGCCTCTAGGTGCTGTTCCACCTTAAATTGCTTAACCCTTAGCCGGTCTAACCTCTCTGTGTAATGTTTGTGCTTATTATATAAATCCTTAAAATCGTACATATTAGTTTATGTGACTAAATTTCAAATAAAGGCGCAATGTCACTGTTGCGTCTCCTAGTGCTTTCACAGAGAATATCTTTTCCCCGGGGCTATATAGTGCCTCTCTCTGCTTATCATTGAGATACCATGCAACTTTCATCAGGTCATAGCCTTCCATGGGATTACCATTAGGAAAGATACCTTCTCCGCCTTTAGCGTCTGCAATCCAGTTACACTTCCATATAGCCTTTAGGAAAGGTGTCAGGTCAATCGTCTCACTATGTCCAGTAGTTGCGTTATGTGCAAACACTTCTAAGTGAACATCAGACATAGGACGAACACCCTCTTGTTCCTGCTCTGAATTGTCTCCTTTGTTATTTGTAACAATAACCTTAAGAAACCAGCGCTGAAATCTATCTAAATCCCCTGACACAGTGAGGTGGTAGTTGGCTTCTTTCTTCTTATCCCCAACCATTTCCTCTGTGTTCCGTATTGTGTCTACATAGTCAACACCAAAGAGGTCGGTTACACCTCCACGCCTTTGACGGCTTGATTGTGTAACTCGCTCTCTAGTATCTCTTACTGTATTTACTAACCTAGTAACAGCGTCCATTAAGTCACCTCTCTATCCACCGATAAGAACTTACTCAGCTCTAGGCTAAGTACAAGTGAATTTCCTGTAGAGTACTGGTAACTCATCTTGTTTACATAAAACCAGTCATTTGCTCTGAGCACTTTAGTATAGTATTTACTACAAGGTGTTAGCTCCACAAGGTCTACCCCTAGGACAAATTTTACTTTGTCCCCTACCTGAACCCCTGCTGGCAGAGGTGAAGTAGTCACAGGGTATATAACCTTCCTCCTTGAAGCTCTCATCTTCCTAATAGCCGACTTATACATTTGCACAGTGGCTTTAATACGGTCCTCATCAGACACTTCCTTATTCTCACCAGCTATCGCCTGTGTGTCATTAGTAGTAATGCTACCCCAGTAGAGTTCCCCTGCTTCTAGGGCAATTCCTTCCTCATCTAGGATAGCATACTCATCTTCTGACATATCAGTAGCGAACACAGGAAGCGGTGGGTAGTCAAAGTGTCTTTGTGAGTTTACAGGTCTGTCTGTCTTAATCACAGGAAAGCCTTCAATCATAAGTTTCTTGTCATGGAATATGTCCCTAAGAGTTAAAGAACTTGCTCCTGCGTCTGCCTTATCTGAGCGTACCACAGCAGAGTTCATAACTCCTTGGAAGCTTTCCTGAACTTCTCCAAGGTCAATCAGATAGGTTTCAGGAGAAATCATGACTTCCTTCTTAGCTCCCATTGCTGAGAACGTCACCTTGAAGGGGTCTTTCTTGTCTATGCGCCATTGCATATCCTGTGTCTTCTCACAAAGCTTCGTTAAGAACTGTAAGACCGTTTCTTGTGAAAACTCATACTCTATCTTGCGTTCAACTTTGTCTACAAACTCAAATTTCATAAGGTTTACTAGGTCATTCTTAGCGTCCTTCCAATATTCCTTAACCTTCTTAACAACCTCCTGAACTGTGCTATCTTTAAAGGTAACATTAGTCGGGAGGTTTTTCTTGTCAAGAAGCCCTACTATATGGGTGAGGCTCACAGTACAAGTACCTGATTTATGATTTGTCCTCTTCTCATACACAGTGCCTAGGAAGTTCCAATCATCACTAGACAGGCTAATTTGAGTTGTTCCAGTCAATAGCTTAGCATACTTAGAAGGGATAGTAATTGGAATTGACGGAACTTCCATTAAGTTAAAGTCTAGCGCAAAGTCACCTAAGAAATCCTCAGGCAATAATAGCTGGTCTCTTGAACCGTCTCCTCCATTTATAATTTTCCCTATCATAGTGTAAGCCTTTCGTAATCTACATAAGCACAGGCTGTGCTTGATAATACACCATATACATTTATGGTATTTCTGCCTTTAATAATTCTGAATGGTCCTTCACAGTAAGACAAGTTATCTAGCTTGACAACCTTGTAGTCATACTCAAGACATTCCCAACTACTAGCATACCGTACATTTCCTCTTTGGTCAAGTGTAAGAACCCCGTTGTACTCACCTTTTACCTTGATATTGGTATTGTTCACTGTGATAATTGGGTCTTTGAAATGTCCGAATAGACCAACTCTCCACTGAGTGCTATCCAATACTGTATCAGCCTGAAACGTCTTGTGAAGCTCTCCATTTACACAGAGGTCACAGAGGGCATGTGCATAGAGTTCTGGCAGTGTCTTTCCATCAATCCTAGCCTTTTGGCAGTTATGTACTACACGCCACTTACTGTCACAGAGGTCAAAGAACTCATCATTGAAGTCTATGTCCTGAACAGCTGAGCAGTAGTCAATCATGTCTTTCATAGCCGAGCAGTTATCATTACAGCACTCACACTCTGTGCAAGGCTGACTATCATCACAGCAACGTGATTTAAGGCAATCTGCTTTCATCTGAGTAAAGCTACACAGGTCGAACCTATCAAAGTAAGTCTTGTGCTCACTAGCCTTGTGCCAAACGCCTTCTGCATTATTAAACTCAACTTGTAACACAAGGTAGCCGTTGTCAGTAAGCGTCCACTCTTTCTGCTGTTGCATACTAGTACAGTAGGCATGACACCAAATAAGCTGGTTTCCGCTATCAACAGCCCATAGCTTGCCCTTTCTTGTGAGCTGGTGAACTATGAAGTCATAATGCACACGGATATTCTCATCACTCCATGTATTTGTTTTCAGAGCCATCTTGAAGCTAATAGTGTGAGTGTCTACAAGTAGCTCTTCACCTCTATTACCTACAAAAGCGCCATGGGTGAAAGCCCTTGGAGTTGAATTAACTCTAAAGGCTACACTCTCAGCTTGCTCTTGTATGCTTCGTGTCCCTGTGAACACAAGGTCGTTATACTGAATATATCGTCTAGGCTTATTTACATTTTCGCCTCTATATCCCATTAAACATACCTCATCAATCTATCCAGTCCATACATACCGTTCAGGTAGTTGGACTTGTTATCAATATTCTGATTAACACTTGCATTGTTGTTATAGTAGTTATTCACTACTGTAGTTGTCCTATTACCTCCAAGAGCCCCAATACCGAAGCGGTTTAGATTATCTAGGAAGTCAGTTCCTAAACTATCCACAGCTCTCTTACGAAGTACATACTCACCCGGAGTAAGCATTGCAGGAATAGTGTCAGTACCTCTAGGTTGGAAAATTCCGCCAAGTATAGGACTTCCTCCTTGTGCAAGGTAGTTCACAAAACCGCCTGTAGAGAATAGAAGAGTACCTCCAGAAGGTATTTTCTTCTTATTCTTCTTATACTCCTTCTTGGCTTTATTGGAGTCTCCTCCAGTGAGTCCTGCAAGAGCCCCTGCAATCCACTCACCAATTCCATCGAAGATACCAGTAACCCATTCCCAGACAGCTTTTACACCATTCTTTATCCGAGTCCAAGCGTCACTCAAGTCTCCTTTATGCTTGCTTTCCTTCTCTTCATGGTCAGCTTTATCCTTCTCTGCCTTCATGGTGCTATTAAAGGTATCATACTGACTCACAAGAAATTGGAGAGCTTTATCAGGAAGTTGTAGAACTTGGTCACGGGACACACCTGCGTCAATGAGTTTCTGTTGAAGCTCTTGTCTCTTCTCATCTGTGAGGTTTTGAGCACCTTGACGGTAAGCGTCCATTTGTGTAATCAAGTTTCCTTGCTCATCAACAATATCTGTAAATTGTCTACCCTGAGCAATAGCTACCTGATTGAGGAGAGCAGAGAGGATTTCGTCTCCCTCAGAGCCATATAAGCCGTTCTGAGCCTTTAATTGCTCCCAAGACATCAATTCCTCACCTATGCGTACATAAGTGCCCTGCATGTCCTTAAGAGGCTTCTGTGCATTATATCCAAGGTCAAATAGAGTCTGCCTCATTGTAGCAGAGTCTGTAGCCCCTGCTTGCTCTAACAGTTGCATAGAGTTCTGCATATATGCAGTAGCGTCTGTGAAGTTCTGTTGAAGCTTACCAAACACTTTCTTTTGCATATCTGTTACGTTTTGCAGGTATCCTCCAAGAGTTACCTTAGAACCTAAAACATCACGAGTAGTATGCTCATCAGCCCTAGCTCTTGACACAGCCTCTGCGTTCTCTCTAATAGACTTGGCATTTTCCGCTGCCTGTTTACGGTATTCATCATTGTATCCGGTAAGGAGTCCTTCAATACCGTCCATGAGGTTCTTACCCCCTCCAAGTAGCAAGCTTGTAATAGCGCCCAGTAAAGCACCAATAGCAGTACCAATTCCGGGGAACACAGCTGTCCCTAGAGAAGCTCCTGTGAAGGTTGCTCCAGCTAAGCCAAGACCAGCTCCTGCTGTCTTAAGTGCCCCTCCTACTGTAGCTCCTTCATGTCCTCCAATAGCTCTTTGCACAGGGTCTGCAATCATTTGAGCAACTAGGGAAGCGATAGCTCCTAAAGGAGAAGCTCCAAATGAGCCTATCTTACCTCCAATACCTCCTATAGCAGGAGTACCAGCTCTTGCAAGGAATTGCTGTAAAGCATTACCTTCTGAGTTAGCTAATAGTGAAGTTATAGGAGTTGTACTTAAAAGACCTCCTCCCCCAGCAATACCTCCAGCTCCAGAGGCTAGGTTGCCTAACCCAAGTGCATTAGCAACAGAAACCATCTTAGCTACTGAACCTAATACTTTACCTATCACACCAAAGATAGTCACAAGACCTAGTAGGCTTGTAGTAAGTCCCGGGTATTGTCCCAAGAACTTAGCAATATCAGTCATAAAGTTAAGGATATTAGTAAAGAATTTCAGGATAGTGTTAAAGCCACCTTCTACAGAACCATGTCCAATGTACTTAAGAATATCCCTAATCATGGACACAACGGCTTTCACAAAGTCAGCCATTGCCTGAAACAGCTTCTTACCAGTGTTCCCTGTGATACTCTTAAGAGCTCCTGTAAGGAGTTCCTGATAGATAGGCTGTAGTGACTTCTGCATATTCTGGAACACAGAAGAGAAATTCTTCATACCCTGCTCTAGCCGTCCCTTAGGTAAAGAGCCGATAGACTTAGTAACCGTGTCAGTAAGCATATTGACCACAGAGAGCCACATTTTACCTACTTCTTCCACAAGGGTCTTAATAGTATTGAAGTTAATCCGACCATTAAGCTGTTTAATCTTAGTCTCAAACCACTCAATAATCTTACCAAAGATATTAGCCACTTCACCTATGAAGTTGCCAATCTTGACTCCGTACTTTTCAGCCCCTACTTGGTTAGCATACTGGAAGGTATTAAATAGGTTGTTATACTCCTTCATCAAGTCTTCAAAGAATTTTCTGACTTTCTGAATAAATAAGATTGTACGTCCAAGACCTCTAGGGTCTTCCCCATAGCCACTTACTCCCTGTTGGAAACCTAATTCAAGCCCCTTCTTGAAGTTGCCAGAAGCTCCCCCATTGAGCATATTGTTTGCTAGGTCTTTCACAGAGGATACTGCTGTAGCCATGGCTGTAAGCACTTGACCTGCATACTCTAGTCCTTTACTTACAATAGGTGTATCATTGATAAACAGACTAGCCAAGGACACAAGCTGTGTATAGAAGTCTAACAGACCTGTAAAGGCTCTATCAGCTCCATTCACAAGTGCTCCATTGTTTACAGTCTTCTTAACCTCACCAATGATAAAGTTAATAAAGGTCAAACTATTCTTAATCACAGAGCTGTTAGCTACCTGACTTACCATATCCCCATAGAGGGCAATAAAGTTAGCCACGGTATCGAGAGCTCCATTATCAAGCATTACTTGTCCTAGAGAGATAAACTTAGCCACAAGGCGCTCATACTGGTAAGCTACCTCAGAAAGCCCTCTTCCAAGGTTTTGTGAAGTAGTTGCGTTACCCATAGCCAGTAAAGCCTGTGTAATCTCATTTAGCCCTTGAGCTACTCTTCCTCCAGAAAATCCTCCCTCAACTCCATTCAGGAATGTAGGTAGGCTTCCATTAAGTTGCTCAGAGAAAGCTTTATTCCATTCAGAGAAGTAACCACGGATACCTGCAACAGCCTTCTGTGATTTCTCACCTACATACTGCCACACAGGGTCTGACTTCTCTACAAGAGCAGTAATATCCTTGATAAAGTCAACGATACTATCATAGAGCCCCTTCAAAGGACCTTCTGCTCCTACAGCACCACTAGCCTTCAAACCGATATTTTCAAGCAAGTTATCCCAAGCAAGCTTAGGTGTCTTGATAGTGTTTGTAAGGGATTGCAGTGCGTCACTGTTACCTACTTCTGTAAGGACTTCCAAGTATTTCTCAAGAGACAAATACCCTTTACGGATAGCCGTCTGCTTGTTCACAGGGTTGCCCTTATCATCTTGAAGGTAGCCACGTTTAGCAAGCTCCTCATCAATCAGACGTGTTGCCACAGGGGACTGACGGTACTGAATGATACGGAAGTCTTGCCAGTTCAGCTTGCCTGCCTGCAATGCGTCAGTAAGCTGTTTAGCTACCCCTGCAAAGTCATCAATAGGGTTTTTATTTGTAGCAACAAGACCAGCGATAGCCTTAGTCAACTTCACAGGGTCTTGCACTCCAAGGGCTGTAAAGTAACCAGTATTACGAAGCAAATCAGCCCCGTTATAGGCAGTCGCCGCTCCATACCTAGAGATTTCCTGAGCCACAGCTTCTGTAGTGCCTCTGTCTTGTCCAAAAGAAGCCATCTGTGTCTCATAGGTAACCATTGCGTCACCAAGCTCTTTGGTCTGCTGTACGATACTACGCACACCTCGGTTAATCGTCTGACCGATACGGTTGAAGATGTTCTGGAAGCTATTCATGTGAATAACACCACGTCCAAGGTTAGATAACGCTGAGTTGAAATGGTTCACAAAGGTTTTACCTACCCTAGTACCAAGGTTACCTAGAGCAGTAAGAGTTTTCACAGCTGGTGCAGTAACAATCTTCCCGATTGTAAAGCCTTTCTGTAAAACATTCCTCACTGCGTTAATCTCTTTAAGCATTGACCCAAAGATACCCGTAGAGAAGCGTAGATTGCCTCCTAGCACCTTTCCAATAGCCAGAGCCCCAAGAGCCTTACCTAGTGTTAAAGTCTTGCTAGAGAGCCCGTCAATAGCTCCTCCGATGGTGTTAAGCTGAGTCCTTAGAGATTGGGAGTTAGACATAAATCGTCTAGCTCCGTCATTCATATTCTCTAAGGGGTCAGTACCGTTTCCCTTATCTCCAGTGAGCTTTACTTTAACCTCTAGTGTAGGTGCTACTCTCTTCTTAAATGCACTCCATTCACGCTGGAACTGTGCTGTAGAGAACCCTATATTAACCTTAAAAGAGGCAGACTTATTGCCTGCCCCTAGTTCCTTTTTGAGGAGGTTATTGACTTCGCCTACCTGTTTCTTTAGTCCATTAAGGAGCGACTGAACACGCTGTACGTCTTCTGCTCCTGTAATATTAACTCCGATAGTACGAACTACCATAACTTCTCCTTCTAATTATTAGGCTAAGTCTCCGCTGTCCTTACGAACTTCGTAGAAATTGCCGTTATCGTCACGTGAGATTGTCAGTGTCAAGGACAGAGTAACTTCACTATCTGTACCGTATTCACGTGAGTTCTCTGTGATAAGAACATTGTTAAATACGTAGTAGCGGTCATTACCTTTAGTATCCTTAACGTGTTGAGTCACACGGAAGTGTGTCTTGTCAAGACGTTTGTCATTTGCTACAATCAGCTCAACTTCACGCTCAGCGTTGTAAGTCACAAGGACTTCTTCACCAATGTAGTCTTCGCTCACAAGGACTGTTCCACGAGGTGTTGCAAGTTTTTGGTCAGTAATGACGATAAACTCATCAGCACGAAGGCTTACACCCGGTGACACAGGGAGCATTGAGAGGTAAGTAGACTCACAGCGGTCAAGTGAAATGATGATTGTGTTACAGTCACCGAAGTACAAGTCTGGGAGGTAAATCTCACCATACTTCTTACCGTCTACAGTAACCTCATCAACCACATAGGTATCAGTTTGAGGAATACCACTTGTTACCAGATTAGACACACTTTCAAGTGGGTTCAACCAGTAATCGTTAGCAGAAGTAGTTGTAGCTGTAATCTCCTTGGTTACTTCAATCTGTTCTGCGTCATATTGGCGTCCGAAGCAACGAGCGTCAGAAGCTGGCACAGAGACATTATGTGTGAATGAAGTCAAGCAAGACAACAGTACGTTAGAGAACTTACGAAGCTCTGAACGGTCACCTACAATGTAGATTGAGCTGAAACCGATTTGAGCTGTTTCTTCCAGTTCAGTATCAGCAGAAGCTTCAACCTCATAAGAAATTGTAATACCTGCTGATTTAGCACTTGGCTTACCAGTCAGCTTGCCATTCTTGAACTCTGGATACCAACCAGTACCTGTTTGACCACCGCCATTAGCAGTGTCATTCAGTGATACAATATCAGTAAAGTCTACTGTACGTAGGACTTCTCCCGGAGCAGTCACAGCGAACTTGTAAGCGTAGGTAAATGAGTTAGTCTGAGTTGCGTCAGCGTAGTCAGATACTTTAGCACGAAGTGTGTAAGTACCAGCCTTAGGCAAGTTCAGGTAAATCATGTTGAAACCAAGAGCATACTTATCTGGGTGAGAACGAATTTGATAGCGAACTTTCGCTTTCTTGTTAGCGTGTTTTACAAACAGTGTACCTGTGTTCAAACACTTAATAGGTCCACAGTTGATTTGGTCTTGAGGAACTTTGTTAGCGTCAAAACCTACCTCAGTACCTGTATCGACTGCGATACGTCGGTTAGCTTTCAAACGAACACTTGGACGAATTTCCTCAGTAACTCCTACTGTGATAATGTCATTCTTATCTTGCTTGTTAAAGCCGTACAAAGGGTGTGACATATTGGTAGATGAATAAGCCATTTAGTGTAACTCCTTATTTGTTTTCTTTTCCTTCTTCTTCTGTAGCTTTATTAGCAGGACCAATCACAGGACCACTAGGTGCTACAGTAGTTGGGTCTTGGTAGTTAGCCAAATATTCACGAACAAGTGACATTGCTTCAAGCTCCAATCGGGAGTTACCTTGAGAAGCCAGTTCATTTCGTGTCATGTAGAAACGCTCTACATCAGCGGAAGACAAACGATTTGCCATTATATTCTCCTAACATTCAAAAATTGATAAAGTTATTGGGAAGCTGAACATTCCAACCTCATCTGTGAGCTCACTGCTAAAGTCTGTTAAATCCCCAAATTTCACAGGGGTTACTTTTATTGGCAAGTACCAATCGTCTTTAGAAGCTACATCATCAGCGAAGGTCTTCATTTTCAAGCCTCTTGTTGTCTTAACTTGATGGTATATCATTTCGCATATAGCCTGATATACACCGTCACGATACTCTAGCTTGCCCTCTGGTGTATTCTCTATACAACGTCTACCTGTGGTAGGTGACACAGAAGAGTAATACACAGAGAAGTTAACTATATACCGTTTAAAACAGCCTTTGTTTAGGGGGTCTGGCACAATGTCTATCGCCAAGAAGGGAGTATCCCAGCCTTGATTATTCTCATAGTGTTCAGAAGTCCCTACATGAACATTGAATTGCTCATCAAATTCTCTGTAACGTTTCCTTGGGTCGGTTTCTTTCTTATTATCCACTTGGATAAAGTAGTCTAGGACTTCGTAGCCGTAGAGCTGTAACCACTTCTTTATATTGATATAAATACTGCTAATCACCTTCTAAGACTCCTTATAATCCTTGACTTACCTTTGTTTGTACTAATCCATTCCTCTAGCACTTCTTTACCTATATCGGTGCTTGTACCAATACCTGAGCCCCTACGCCCACTAGGCTGTCTAGC